ACCCGCCGCATTTTTCGGAGAGTTGGACGATAGGGGGGGCTAGCGTGTCGCCACCTCCACCGAAACGGGAGAAACCATGATCCGACTACTGACTAAACTCTGCGGTGTGCTGCTGATCGTCGTGGGTGGCGTGCCGGCTTGCCTTGCCATGGCGGGTGTCTTCGTTGCCGTAGTGGCTGCCGTGGCGGTTGTCATACCGGTGTTGGCGATTGGCCTAGTGGTGGGCTGCGTGGCAGCCGTTGGTTTGATGATGGTGATTGACTGAGGAGAAAGAATGAAGATTACCCCCGAAATGGTTAGCGAGTTGGACGGCGGATTCAAGGCGATGAGCGATATGCTCCCGCCGCATTGGGGGTCGATATACAAGGGCTGCCTGACAGAGGGATTCACGGAAGAGCAGGCGATGCGGTTGTTGTTGAAGTATATCGAGAAGGCGTGCGAGAAGAGGGACTGAAAGCATGAGATCGACCATCGTCTCAGCGGTACGTGACGTGGATGTGAGGGCGTAATCGGCGAATGACATAACTTGAACGGAACTCCCCTGGTGGTCGGCCGACCGTCGGGATGAGAGCCAACAATAACGGCGGTCCGGAGCCGGAAACCGGGCCGTCGTTTTTTGTTGGCGTTACGAAAAGGAGATTGAAAATGAAGCGAGCGATTGTGCGTATTCCAACTCTTTTGGTCCACGACTTATTGGTTCTACCGGCGGATGTTGAGATTGTCGGTTTCCTCGTAGAGCCGGATCGCGATGGGATTATGTTGCGATTGAAGGGGGAGAGTTTGCCGAAGTTCTGCGAGGTCAACGACGATCCGGGGTGGCGGATTCCCGAGGTGGCGTGTGCGTATGAATCGCGGACGGTGATTGTAGACGAGTTCAAGGGGTTTTCGTGAATGGCAACGCAAAAAGTCGTGGCGACAGTGCTTGAGGCGTTAGAAGACGTGCATGGTTTCCGGCCCCGCGGCCGGACGTTGATGCGTCCTGATGCAGCGAGCGAAGTGATTGAGATGATCCACGCGTTGGAGCTGTTCTACATTGAGCATCGAATACTGCCGCAAGATCAGCCGTGCGATCAAGCGGCCTTTACTGAACTGACAAGGGTGGAGTGATGCCGGGACCACCACCAACACCGACCGACATACTGGCATTCCGCGGGAGTGATCTGCCTGGGCGGAAGGGCGCGCGTGGCCGCAAGAGGGAACCGAAGCCCGAGAAGAAAGCCCCGCCCTGCCCGCGTCGGTTATCCGCAAAGCAGCGTGCCGTGTGGAAAGAGACGGTTCTGCTACTCCGGAAGATGCTGACAGTGGCCGATGGGCCGATGTTGGAATTGTATTGCCAGGTGGTGGTGGAGGCGCGTGAGTACAGGGCTACCATCGACAAGCATGGCCTTGCGGAGGAAATACAAACGAAGGGCGGGGGAACTTACAATCAAACGAGGTCAGAGGTGGCTGAACTCAGGGACCGACGTGCCACTATGATGAAGATAATGGCACAGTTCGGCATGTCGAAATTAGCGCGACTGCACCTTGACTTGGAGCCAGACGACGAAGCCAAGCCTGTGACTGTACGAGATCGCAAATGAGCATGATTGCCACCACCACCACAAAACGCTGGACTCGCAACGAGTCGGACGAGCGGGCCGTCGCGGCCGGCTACGTGTTCGACGAGTCGTGGGGACAGTTTGTAGTGGATTGGATGTACGGGCACCTCTGTCTGTACGAGGGCGAGTGGGCTGGTCAGCCGTTTGAGTGCGTCGATTGGCAGTATGAGGCCACGATGCGGATGTTCGGGTGGAAGAAAGAGTCTGAGCGGTGGGGTCGGGAGGTGCGACGGTTCCGCAAGGCGAGTATCTGGGTGCCGAAGAAAAACAAGAAGTCGCCCCAGCTTGCCGCCTGGGGGATGTACCTACTGGCGGGTGATGGCGAGCAGGGTCAAAAGGTGTTCCTTGCCGCTAAGGACGGCCAGCAGGCCCGGGAGATTGCCGGCAAGCATGCAGTGGAAATGATGCTGGCCTCGCCCCAATTGGCGGCATGCTGCCGGCTGAACAAGAATCTGATGCAGATCACCCATGAGTCGAGCCGGTCGCTACTAAAACCGCTGTCTTCGGCCAACAGTCGGACCAAGGAAGCCAAAGAGGGCTTGAACGGATCGATCCTGATAGACGAGACTCACGTGGTAGACCGGGACTTCATCGGGCGAATTTCCCGGGCTGGCATCAGCCGCAGCGAGCCGTTTCATATCGAGGTGTCGACCGCCGGCAACAACCCCGACGGCTACGGCAAACAACGGTACGACTATACCAAGCGAGTGATCGACGGGGAGCACGAAGACCATCAGATGTTCGGCATGATCTTCGGGGCCCCGCAGGACTTGACCGACGAGGAGTTGGACAAGGACCCGGTGAAGTACGGCAAGATGGCAAACCCCTCATGGGGCCACACGATCGGCGAAGAGGAATTCCTAGGCGACTACAACGAGTCGAAGGTGTCGATTTCCGAGCTAGCCAATTTCAAGATGTACCGGGTAAACATCTGGCAGCGGTCGACCAACCCGTGGCTACGTCAAGACGACTGGGTGGCCTGCCCACAGGAGTTCACTGAGGCCGACTTGTACGGCCGACCGTGCGGCGGTGGGCTGGACTTGTCCAAGACCGAAGACATGACTGCATTTTCCCTGGTGTTCCCCGAAGAAGGGGAGGTAGCTGAAACCGAGGATCAACCGTGTAAGTTCCTGACGTGGTACTGGCTCCCCCAGCGGGCGATCGAGCGGCACGGCCACGAGGTGGACTACGCCCGATGGGCGGCCGAGGGCTGGCTGAAGGTGATCCCCGGCAGCGTGATCGACTACAGTTTCGTTGAAAAGGACGTGGCTGAAATACTAAGGCAGTTCGACGTGCAGATGTTGGCGTTCGATCGCAAGTACGCGGCCGACTTTACTCAACGGCTGGTGCAGGTCCACGAGTTCGACGAGCGGTGCTTGTTTGAGTTCCCTCAGACGATCATGGGCTTTGCGGGCGCCACGGCGCAGTTTGAGCGGATGGTGTTGGCCGGCAAGCTGCACCACAACGGCAACCCGATCACCACCTGGCAGTCGGGTCACGTGGAGGTGTGGCACGACTGCAACGATAATCTTCGGCCAGTGAAACCCGAGCATGGGGACATCAAGAAGATCGACGGCATTGTGGCCACGATCATGGGTCTGGATGCGTCGAACCGGATGGTGGGGCCGTCATGGTACGAGAATCACGAAGTACGTTCGTTTGAGGTGTAGAGATGAAGCTTTGCGATATGTGCTCGCCGCAGTCAGCCGAAAACGCTGAAACGTACGAGATGCGGTTTGACAAGTTGCCGACCTTCGACCGCGAGGTCGTGGAACATCTGACGCTATGGAGGGGCGAAGTGTGCTACCGGCATGCTGAGTTGATTCGAGTCGCGCTCGAAGCAGGGCCACCTACAAAAGGCACCGCTAGCCCGGGGAACTCGGACATCGAGCGGCCGGCGGATGAAGATGCCGCTTTGTTGAAAGAGGTGGCGGATTGGTTGAGCGGCGCGCTGCCATTTCCTTTCGGCCTAGAGGGACAGGAGCGGTTGGATGTTGCTGCTGTGAGGCTCAAGGATTTCGCGGCGAGATTACCAGTAGAGGCGTAACCAAAATGAAATGGACCACGGCCGATACGTTCGCAGTTGTAGGGACGCTGGTAGTCTGCGGGGGAACTGCATGGATTTATCCCCCGGCAGGATTGATACTGCTGGGTATTGTGCTGGCCGGTTCCGCAGTGGTTATGGAAATCGCCAAGAGGCGAAACGATAAAGGGGGGCGAGAATGATCGGAACTGCAATCGCGGACGCACTGAGCGGCACGGTGAACCCGGAACGGTGGATGGTGGACTGGATCACCCAGGGTCGTAAGACCTCGTCGGGTGAGACGATCAACGAGAGCACGGCGCTGACCTGCGCGGCGGTCTATGCGGCCAATCGGGTATTGGGTGAAACGTTGGCGTGCTTGCCGTTGGATGTGTTTCGGAATCTGCCTAACGGCGGCAAGGAACCTGCGCCTAACCTAAGGCAGCAACGGATGCTGCACGACGAACCCAACAAAGAGACGACGTCGTTTATTTTTCGGGAGACGCTGCAAGTTCATCTGGGAACCTGGGGCAATGGTTATGCCGAAATCCAACGGTCCTTTGACGGCACGCCCCAAGCCCTTTGGCAGCGGTCGCCGAAGCCGCAGCACACTAAGCCAGTGCGGCGTGACGACGTAGATGGGGAGATTTGGTATCAGCTGCACGATGACGTCGGCACCGAGACCTGGGTTAAGGCCGAGAATATGTTTCACGTGCCTGGATTGGGCTTCGATGGGCTGATTGGTTACTCGCCGATCAGTCTAATGAAGGATCCGATCGGGGTAAACAAGGCGGCCGAGCGATACGCGGGAGAACTGTTCGCCAACGATGCGCGGCCGAACGGGTATATCACGATGCCAGCCGGCCCTGCGATGAATGACAAGGCGTACGAGCGCACGAAGAAAGCGTTCCAATCGGGCAGCGAACGCGGCAGCCGGCACAAGCTCCAGATTCTCGAAGGCGGGGCTACCTACGCCACGGCTCAGATGAACCCTGAAGACGTGCAGATGATCGAGGCCCGCAAGTTCGGCATCGAGGAAATCGCCCGGGTCTACCGGATTCCCCCGCCGCTGTTGCAGGATCTTACGCACGGCACGTTTTCCAACGTCACTGAATTGGGCCGGCAATTCATCAAGTTTACGATGCTACCGTGGATAAAGCGGTGGCAAGAGGAGATCAACCGCAAGCTACTGCCACCGGATCATTTTGCCAAGTTCAACACACGGGCGTTTTTGCAGGGGGACCCGAAGCAAGAGGCCGAGTTTGCTACCAAGATGTTTATGATGGGCGAGTCTACGGTCAACGAAATCCGGGAACTGCACGATAAGAACCCCATCGGCCCGGACGGTGACGTTCACTTCGTACCTGCGAACCTGATCCCGCTGGAGTTGGCTATCAAGGGGCCGCCGAATCCGAAAGCCCCGCCGCCGGCGCAAGGCAATGATGATACGCCGCCGGAGAAGGACGGCGAGACGGAGGACCAGCGGGCGAATTCTACGGCCGTAATTCGCGCGAGGTTTGACCGGCAGGACGAAAAGGATGAAGAGCGGCATGAAGAGCGTCACGACGAGCTATTCGGCTCGCAACTCGTTGGGCGGCACGAAACGATAATGGCGCGTGGCGAAGCGGAGCGTGCTGAGAATGCCGCGGAACTGCGGCATTTGGAGCAAATCGCGGGTCGGGCGGACTTGAAAGCAACCGTAGTAACTGTGGGCACAAACGCCTTGATTGTGTCGGGTGAGATCAAGGATCATGTGCGTAGGCTTGTTGACGGGGTTGCCGGTCTCGACGATCGGATCACGGTCATTGGCGCAGACGACGTGTCGCAAAAGTGGCTCGGCCAACGCGCTTGGGAAATTGCCACCCGCGAACTGTTGACCAAAGAGGGCAAGTTTGCCGAGCGGGCGGCGGCGGTTGGCGGCAACTTCCTTAAGTCGATTGATGGGTTCTACGAAAAACACGCGGACCTCTGCCTGGCGAAATTCGAGATCGCCTCGCTTGCCCTGGCCGTCCCCGTCTGCTACCTCGCACAAACCCATATCGACCAATCCCGCGAAGCACTGTTGATGGCGGCCGAGTGCAAGGCCGACAAACTGACCGAATCGGTGGCCCGATGCGTCGAGCAGTGGGCCGACAAACGAGAACTCAGCATGGGAGATAAAGATGAAACAGGGTGAACTGGAAAGAATTGAACGTTTGCTTGCTGGGATGCCACGGCGTCCGTTTTCGTGGGAGCACGTGAACAAGGGACGCGCGAACAGGGATGGCTTTAATATTACCTTAACGGCCTTGCGTGGGACATCTTCGCAACCTCTACTTTCCCCACAACAAACAATCGACGCGGACGGTTTCGTTATTTCTTGTGTAGCCATCCGCAACGAATGTCTTGTGCAGTTTATCGAGGCCGGCGCAAATGATCTGGAGTTGCTCGCAACGGAAGTCCGGAATCTGAATAAGCGTTTGCGAGACGCAGAAGTAAAGTTGGGGCAAATGCGATCTAAACGAAGGGAGCGATCGAATGAGTGAGCTGAAAACCACAACCGAATGGCTGCGGGCCAACACCGCGGGCGAAACGATCGGAGTCGACCGCAACGAGGCGGTGATCCGCGGCTACATCGTGGCCCAGGAGGGGCCTTTCAAAAGCGAAGGACGGGGTGAGTTCGACAAGCCGGCGTTGCGGCAGATCGTCAAGCTGATGCGAGCGACGCCCAACGGACTGAAAAGCCGGTTTGCCCACCCGTCGCTGTCTGACGACGGGATCGGCAAGTTCCTGGGGCGGGTCCGCAGTCCACGAATGGATACGATCAGCGTCCGCGAAAGCGAGGGTGTCCGGAAGGACGACGAGATCAACATCGTCCGCGGTGATCTGTACCTCGATCCCAGCAGCCGCAACACGCCCAACGGGGATCTTGGTGGGTACGTGATGGACTTGGCCTCGTCGGACCCCGATGCCCTGAGCAGCTCACTGGTGTTGCGGGCGGACAAGGAATACAGGTTCGACGGCAAGGGACGGCCGAAAATGGACACTGAGGGCAACGAGCTGCCCCCGTTGTGGCATCCGACGCACCTGCACGCCTCAGACGTGGTGGACGCGGGGGACGCCGTAGACGGCTTCCTGTCGGCCGAGGCGATCGATGGGCTGCCGGATGCGATTGTCCGCCGGGGGGCCGAGTTGATCGACAAGCAGTTTCCCGACGCCAGCCGCGAAGAGATTGATCGCCGGTGCCATGCGTGGTTGAGGCGATATCTGGTCTATCGGTTCGGGGAGGAGAGCGGGCTTCCGGCTCTTGGCGATCCGTACCCCTACGACCCGGCCCGTGATGCCGAGAAAGAGCGGATACGACGGATGGTGAAAAAACGGATTGAACGGAGTGCTATTTTCATCCCTCCGGGTTCCCATACTGATGACTTGACTTGACAGATCGGGAGTAAGCAATGATCGGCGAAATTGTAGCGACTTGCCAGGCGTATAATCCTCCTGTACCAAAGGATGATTTTACGGACATCAGATTACCGGGTATTCTCGGCGAACTCGGGGATACCGTGCGAGTAACTGTGGAAGTGATTCCTAAAGAAAAGGACGAGCAATGATCGGGAAGATTGTAAAAACTGAAGACACGACGGGTTCTTATGGTCGCCGGAAACGGTATACGAAGATTGCTTGGGAGTAGGGACGGCCGACCTAGGTTCCCACTTGAGTAGCGTTCCGTTAGTTGGCTCCGTCCCCGAGATCCACCATCCGGGATCCAGTAAATTACCGGGAATCCTTGGTAAAGTCGGGGATACCGTAGAAGTCACAGTTCGGGTGATCCCAGAAGAAAAGGCGGCTCCTGAGTAATGACAGCAATTGCGGGCCTCGTACAGGATGACGTAGTTTGGATCGGCGGCGATTCGGCAGGAGTCGCAGGGTATTCCCTTGGCATCCGTAAGGACCCCAAGGTGTTTCGGATCGGCGAATTCCTGTTGGGGTTTACGTCGTCGTTTCGTATGGGGCAGATCCTACGATTCTACTTGAAGCCGCCGACACCCAAGGAAAAGCAAGACCGTTTTGAGTACATGGTTCGCGAATTTTTACCGGAAGTTCGGACGATTCTGAAAACGCACGGGTATTTAGTGACGGAAAGTGGGCAGGAAAAGATCGGTACGTTTCTGGTTGGGTGGCGGGGCTCGCTGTACTGCGTTGAGGCCGACCTGCAAGTGGGGGAATTGGCGATGGCCTACGCGGCCTGCGGGTGTGGCCACGATCTTGTGCTGGGGTCGCTCGACACAACCGAGAAGCTCACGGGACTGACGGCCCGGGAGCGGGTGACGATGGCGATGGAATCGGCGGAGTCGTTTTCTGCGGGGGTTCGCGGGCCGTTTACGATTCTGAGGACGCCATGACAGCAATCGCGGGTGAGTGGCGACCGAAAAAGTATGTCGACCGCGGCCGGACGCTTCGGTGGGAGCAATCGTTGTCAGAGGCGACCATGGCCGCCATGGATGCCGGCGAGGTTTTTACGTTGATGGGCGCCGACGGCAAGCCGTATTCTCTGGTACTGAAGGATTCGTACGGCACGATCCGGGAGAAGCAGGTGACATGATCGGACTCACTGATCGTCAATGCGCCGTCTTGTGCTATCTTGCTGATTTCATCGAAGTCCGCCCCCACCCGCCCACAATCCGCGAGATTCAAGCCTACTTCGGCTTTCGCTCCCCGAATTCTGTCGCTGCGCACCTCGGCGCACTGGAGCGAAAGGGCTGGATTCGTAGGGTCAAAGGCAAATCGCGGAACATCGAGGTATTGAACAGATGCACAAATAGAACCCAACCCGAGAAACCGATAGAATAGGGTCAGAGTGCAGTGGATTGAGACCGTGGGTTCCCTGGGGTTGCTGACATCGGGAACATCTGGCCCGGCTGCCGTGGAGTCCTCCCTGCCGGGGAATAACTGAGGACCTAAGCAACCCACGTTCTCAATCCACTGCACAGACAATTGACGACAATCGCCGCCGGGCGACACCCCACGCCGTTGCGTGCAGGACCCCGGTGGAACGATGATACGAAACGCGCCGTCGCGCGTGCCGGTCATCCGGTGACTATTTCTTAGTTGCCGATGGCCAGCACACGCCACGGCGTTTTTCTTTTGCCTTGCTTGTTGACCGTCGGCCCAACAAGCGAGGATACCATGACCGAGTTTGAAAAATGGTGCGAGCGGCTCAATGCCGCCTCACAAGAGATCGACGCGATTCTCAAGGCGTCCGACGATGAGAAGCGACCGTTGACCGACGAGGACCGCGACGGCATCGACGCCCTGGAAACGGAGCTTGCCGGCCTCAAGACGAAGATCGACCAGCACAAGGCCGACTTGGAGTTGCGTAAGCGGCAAGATGCCCGGCGCAAGATGCTGGCCACCGAGGGCCCCGGCCGGACATCGCCGCCCGGGCAGCCGGGGGTGGCAGTCGCCTTGGTCGACGAGCCTAAGTTTGCGGTTCCCCGGTACGCCGGCCGACTCCGATCGTTCAAGGGTCCGGACGCCCAATTGAACGCCTACAAGTCAGGCATGTTCTGCCTGTCGATCTTCGGCAAGCCCGAAGCAATGGCCACCCAAAAGGCCCGTGAGTTCTGCCGGACAAACGGGATTGAGCTGATGGCCCAACAGGAAGACGCCAACACGGCCGGTGGCTTCACTGTGTTCCCTGAGTTCTCGACGGCGATCATTGACCTGCGGGAGGAATTCGGCGTCTTTCGTCGCGAGGCCAACGTGGTGCCGATGGCCAGCGACACCAAGACGGTTCCGCGGCGAGTCTCCGGTCTGACGGCGTACTACGTCGACGAAAATACCGAGATCACCGAATCGGAAAAGGGTTGGGATCAGGTCCGCCTAACGGCCCGCAAGATCGGCATCCTCACCAGGTACTCTTCGGAACTCGATGAAGACTCAATTATCAGCATGGCGGACGATTTGGCCGCCGAAATGGCCTTTGCGTTTGCCAGCAAGGAAGACGACGAAGGCTTCCTGGGCGATGGCAGCTCGACCTACGGTGGCATCAGCGGCCTGATCACAGAGTGTACGGCGGCCACGGCAACGGTCGTAACGGCGCTGACCGGCAACACGGCATTCAGCTCGCTGGATCTGGTGGACTTCGAGTCGATGATCGGCAAGCTGCCGCAGTATGCCGAGAACAACGCGAAGTTTTACATATCCAAGGCCGGATGGGCGGCGTCGATGTTGCGTCTGATCGACGCGGCCGGAGGCAACACCGGGGCCATGATCGCCGGCGCGGCACCCAAGGAATTCCTGGGGTACCCGGTGATCATCTCACAGAAGATGAACTCCACCTTGACCGCGCAGACCAGTACCAACGGGCTGGCCTACCTCGGAAATCTTCGCCAGGCAGCCATGTTGGGCGATCGCCGAGGGATCACGATCGCCACCTCGGATCAGCGATATTTCGAGCTGGACCAGTTGGCGATCCGCGGCACGTCGCGGCACGACATCAATGTCCACGACGTGGGCGATACCAGCAACGCCGGCTCGATGATCATGCTGGCTACGCCGGGCAGCTAACCAAACCAATCAACTCAAACGAAAGGATAGAGCACGATGATTGATGCTCAAAATGACAAGATTGTGAACCTGACTCCGCCGGCTGCGATCGTGGACGATGCGTCGTACACGGTGGCCGAGCTGGATACGTTGGGCTGGGACTATTGCCGGATCATCGTGATCCTCGGGGCTACCGACATCGCGATGACGGCACTGGCGGTAACCGAGTCCGACGACACGGGAGCGAATCATGGCAACGTGACGGGCCTGATCTTCGGCACGTCGAACAACATTGCCGGCAGTACCAGCGTCCTGCCCACGGCCACCGACGACAACGACCTGTTCGGGTTCGACATCGACCTGAGATACCGGAAGCGATATCTCGACCTCACGGCCACGGCAGGCGACGGCACCGCCGGCACCTTCGCTGCGGTCATCGCGATCTTATCGCGGGGCAGACAGGCTCCCAACACCACGGCCGAGCGGGGCTTCAACCAGATCCTTCGCGTGTAGTTGGGGGTAGCAGGGTCGCGTCTTGGCATCCCCGGGGCGCGGTCCCTGCCTCCAGGCTGGAGGTGACATTATGGATACACCCGACAGGACAACGTGGGCGGTAGTTGGCACCTCGCCCAGCGCAGAACGGTTTTTGCCGATCGTGCCGGAGGGTGTTACGACCCTTGCGACCAACAGGGCCGTCAAGTTGTTTGCGGAGCGGCGGCTGGATTACTACTTCGTGTTCGACCAGGCGGCCTGCCAAAACCACACGGCCGAGGCGTACGAAAAGCAGGCAACGGGAACCCGGTTGGTAACGCTGTGGCGCAAGACCAGATCGTTGGAAGATCGCAACCTGACGGGCTTTGATGTGTTTCTTGATTTGGTCGTACCTGGGCCGCCGCTGTTTATTCGCGGCCAGTACACCCAGCAGCTTGCGCTCTCGGGTCTCTACTCGCTGGCCTTCGCCGTCAACAACGGGGCCAAGCGGGTAGTGATGCTTGGCCTGGAAGGCTACGAGAACCACCAGGCGGGCAAGGTGACGTTGATCATCCGCCCGGTGACGCAGGCCATCATCGATGCCTGCCCTGGCGTGCAATTCGAGTTCTGCGGGCGGCCCCGTTATCCGATCGGCGGCAACAACCTGCGGATTTACCACAACCCCCAAGACTATCAAGCGACCCATGAAGATCAGAATGCTCAAACCGTTCAATGCGCTTAAGGCCGGTACGGTACTGGAACAAACCGACGGCGTGGCCGAGCTGTGGATTCACTGCGGCCGGGCCGAGCGGATGGTGCCCGAGCCGGTGATCGCAGTCACTCCGAAGCGGCGAGGGCGGCCTCGCACACAAAGGGAGATGTTGGCCTGATGGGATACGACGCAAACATTGACCGTCTGAAAGTATCGCGAGAGATCGACTTCGGCGCAGGAGTGGTCTTCATCGGTACGTTCCCGACCATCGCGGCGGCCACGATCACCGCGTTGACGACAACGTCCCTGGCGATCGGCGGGGCGATCACCACGACTACGGGCGTTGGGGCCATTGTAGCTAATAAGTGTACTGCCGTGGAGGGCGGGGACGGCGTGATTCACAAGACCACGTTGACCTTCACGTCGACGGGGGACCTGGACATGGCCGATGCCGATCATGGCACCGGGGTCAAAATCTACGACTTCCCGGCCGGCAGTATCCAGATCCTCGGGGCGACGTGCAACGCCCTGGTGACCTCCGTCAACGCAGAGGGTGGTGGGGCCACGTTCCCGATGGCGCTGGGGTCGGTGGTGGGGGCGGATGACAACGCACTGACGAGCACCGAGGCGGATATCGTCCCGTCGACGGCCGTTGCCGGCGGCTCCGCAAAGGATTTTCACGCTACACTGGCCGCGCCGATACTCTTTGCCAACGCGAGCGGAAACGACCTCGACCTGTACCTCAATGCCGCGATTACGGCGGCCGTCGCTGAGGGTGCGGTAACGATCACAGTGACCGGGACCGTCACGATAACTTGGATCAACCTGGGCGACTATTGATGTTCCATGGCCAAGACCGTACTGATTACACCCTCGACGACCGAACCGATCACCCCGGATGAACTGAAAACTCATCTGCGGATCGACGACCCGATCGAGGATTCGTACCTGAGCGGCCTGATCACCACGGCACGAAAACACTTGGAGGAAATCCACTGGACGCAATTCGTCACGGCCACCTGGGACGAATACTTCGACCGATTCAGTTCGCCTTTGCGTCTAGCCCGGCCGCCACTGATCGACATCTCGACGGTGAAGTACACGGACACGGGAGGCACGCTACAAACGCTGGCCTCGTCGGTCTACGAGAAAGACGACATCGACGGCGTGGGCGGCGTGCGACTGCAATACCAGCAGACGTGGCCGGTGGGTGTGCGGGGGCACGCCGATGTTGTTGTGGTGCAATTCACGGCGGGGTACGGAGCGACCAGCGCAGTGCCGGAACCGATCAAGCAGGCCATCAAACTTTACGCATCGTTTTTGTATTGGAACCGCGAGCCTGACAAGTATGAACAGCAGGCCATCGACACCTCCATGGGGCCCTACAGCTATCGGGAGCTACGTCGCTGATGCGAGACAAGATGCAAATGCCGAAAGTGGGTTCGTACGACAAGCGGGCGACGATATGGCAGAACGAGCCGACGTACAACGCGGACCGGCAACCGGTGGAGAACGGCGTCGAGTTCATTTCCCGCTGGGTCAACGTACGACCGGTCGCCGGGCCGGAACGCGGCGGAGAACGATTTCAGGCGCAGCAGACACAGGCCGACGTGACGCACCTGGTGAGGATGCACAGTGACAGTCAGACGCGGACGATCACGCCGAAGATGTGGCTCACGCTGCACAACGGCACGCGGTTGGATATAACGCGCGTGACCGACGTGGGACTGCGGCACATCGAGTTGGAATTGGAATGCAACCAGCGGATTTAGGGCATGGCCACGATTGAAGAAAGCTTGGCGACCTACCTATTGACCCTGTCGGCACTGACCGGGATCAGCGGGATTGGTACGGGCAACTCGGCCCCGATCCGGCCCGATCGGCTGGCCGAAGAGGACGGCGACATTGGCGTAATTATTGAGGTGGACAACGAGAACAAGCTCAACGATTTGACGGGCCGTGGCGGGCGGGTGATGGCCAACGTCAACCTGGTGTGCCGGGCCCCGACCAAGAAGGTATCGAGACAGATTGCCGAGGCGATTCGGCTTAACGACACTGACCCAGGGACGGGGTTAGCGGGCTTCGGCGGCACGGTGGGCGGGCTGACATTTGACGCGTGGCTCGAAGACACGGTTACCAGCTTCATCAAAGACGATGATGGCAGCGACCAGGGCTTCTACGACACGAATTGCAGCTACATGGTTACGTACGCGGAGGTGATCTGATGGGGTTTGGTAGCAATCCATTTGGCCGTGGGCCCATAATCACCGGGCTCAGGGCTGTTGAGCGAAAACTGAACCGTTTGGCAACCACGAGTTCCAAAAAGGCGACCGTCGCCGGGCACCGTGCCAGCATGACCACGATCGCCAAGGCCATGCGGTCGGCAGTCAATGCGTCGGACGCCAGCACCTTCCTCAAACGCGAGGCCCGCAAGTCGATCGGAGCAAGATTCAGTAAGGGAATGGCGAAAGAACTCACGTTAGCCAAAGTCGGTTTTTCCGTTGGCAAAAAAGCAAAGCAGGTCAAGTCAGCACAAGCGGCAAGGGGTAAGCGATTGGGGGCCGGCAAGGGCGGCGGTAGGGGCGTAGGGATTTCGGCAGCCAACATCCATTGGTTCGTGTTGGGGACCAAAAAACGGCGCACCAAGTCAGGGTTCGGTAGTGGCGAAAAGGGAACGGGGCAGATTGCCAACGTGTTCGGCGACGTGACCCGACTGGCGTTTGCCGCCTCCCACCGCGCGGCCGTGGTCGCGGCTAGAAAAAAGATTTGGGCAGTGATGAAGAAAGAGGCGATGAGGCGTGTCTGAGCATTCCCCTAACTGGATCGTGGTTGGTTCGTCTCCATCGGCGACGGAAATGCTACCGGTGGCTCGCGAGCGTTGGCCGGCCGCGACCACGATCACCACCAACGCCGGAATCGACCTGTTCGGTCGCGGTGACTGGCCGGCCTATTACCTGATTTGGGATCACGTAGCGGCCGAGCGATACGCTGCCGTAGCTCGCGAGGCGCAGCGGGCGGGCACGGTATTGGTGGCGGGTGACCGTCTCTGGCACGACCCGCAACGCTGCCCGCACACTGAACATTATGACATTCGGTTGACGCTGCACGGTAACGAGACGGCGATGCGGTTTGTGCGGGGGAAATACCGCAACCCCGCCTATTCCGGCCTGCTAGCTACGCAGTTCGCAATAAACAACGGTGCAGAGTCGATGGCGTGGGTTGGCATGGAGGGGTTCCGTGACGGGCCGCTAAACCATATCGACGGCCGCCCGTGCGCAATTATGGACCCGGTGGGCACCCATTACATCATCGCGCCTTATATGCAGTCGTGTGTCGATGAATGTCCCCAAATCCCGTTTACGTTTTACGGTCGCCCCCGCTTTCGTTTGGGTGGCGACAACCTCACGGTGATTCGTGAGGCTGAACTAGTGGCAGCGTGACGGAGTAATTCAAGATGGCCAAACATCAATGCAAGGGCACGATACTGGATCAGGATGTCGCTTCGGTGTACGTGGTCATATCCCAGATCATTTCTATCGACTTGCCCGATATGGAATCGGAAACGTACGACGCCGACACCCTAGATAACACGAACGCCGGCATCCCGTACGAGCCGACCGGGCGAACCGAGGGTGGCTCGATGTCCGGCGAGCTGTTCTACGACCCCGGGTTGACTGATCATCAGGAATTGACGGCGCTGTTGACCACGCCTGCCAAGAACAACTGGCGAATTCGATTTACGAATACCGGGACCTCGATCTGGACATTCAGCGGCGCAGGCATTGGTATCGGCGGGACCGTTGCCTTGAATGATGGCCTCAAAGCAAACTTCTCCGTCAAGCTCAACGGCATTCCGACGTTCACTACCTAAACACGACATGGAGTAGATCAAGATGGCCAAACATCAATGCAAGGGCACGGTAATTGCGCAGGATGTGGCCACCACGTACCTGGCTGTGGCTCAAGTGATATCCATCGATCTGCCCGACATGGAGAGCGAGACCTACGACGCGGGCACGTTGGATGCAGGCACCGGCATCCCGTACGAGCCGACCGGGCGAACCGAGGGTGGCTCGATGTCCGGCGAGCTGTTCTACGACCCCGGCCTGGCTGGGCACATCGAGTTGACAACCCTATTGACCACGCCCGCCAAAAACAACTGGCGAATCAGTTTCACGAACACCGGTACGGCCCGCTGGACCTTCAGCGGCGCAGGTCTCGGCATGGGCGGAACTGTGGCGCTCAACGACGGATTGAAGGCGAACTTTTCCGTCAAGCTTGATGGAATCCCGACGTTCGCCACCTAACCAAAGGATACCCCCAACGATGAAGTGCAAACTATTGCGGCCCATGCCGTGTTCGGTACCGGATATGTACCCGGACAACACGCATCCAAAAGGCACGGTGATCGATCACCCCAAGGCGTACGCGCTGGTGCTACGCGGCGTGGCCGAACCAGCCGACGACGAGTGCAAGGCCAAGGCCGACCCGACGCCCGAGCAGATGGAGAGGGCCCAGTTCTATTACGACCGGACCGAGGCCGGGATCATTCCCGACGATTTCCAGGCGTACGCCGACGGGTTGATGGTCGGCTACAACCCCGATGGGACGTGGAAGCCGGGCCCGAACTTTGAGGAAGCTGAATGGCAGCAGCGTAAGGAAGATTCCCCCATCATTATTGTCGAGGACGAATGACCATGAGCGAGAAAAACGGAATTGCCAGTGCGGACCAGCTACGCGAGATCGGTCTGAAACCCACGCGGCGATACAAGACGCTGGACCCGATGCCGGTGTGCGGCGTGAGGGTTCGCATTCAGTCGCTAACCGAGCTCGAAACGCAGCAGTATCAAAGTGAGGTGTGGAGTTCACGAGGGACCGGGGTAAAGAAATCTCGGATGGAGGACGCCAGCCGGCGGTTACTCGTTCGATGCCTGGTTGATCGGGCGGGCAACCGGCTGTTCGGCCCGAAAGACACCTACGTCTTTGACAACTACGACGGCGCGGACACCGGGTTTTTGTATGAAGAGTGCGCGAATCACTGCGGGTTGAGCCGCGACGACATCGAGAGCCTGGTAAAAAACTCAAGCGAGACCACCGTCGATTCCTTGCCTTCCGATTCGCCGAGCGAGTAGTCGGGACGCTGGATGTCGATGCGATGCTCGATGAGCTTTCACCCGAGCAGTTCGACGAGTGGATTGCCTATCGTTCGATCGAGCCCGACCCATGGGATCGGCTGATCTCGATTGTAAAGCATGGATTCGCGTTGTTGTGTAGTGCCCATAGCAGCGAAGCGGTAGACCCCGATGTGTTCGATGTGTTGATGGAAAAGAAATCCGAGGTGTTATCCCCGGCAGACAGCGCCAAGGTGGTCGGCCAGGCATACAGCCAAGCAAGGCGGAGCGCGTAACGTGGCAACGGCAATCGGTGATCTTGTGATCCTGCTGGGTGCGCAGACGACGCAGTTTGATAAGCGCATGCGCGTGGCCCGGGGGCAAGTTCTCGCGATGGGCCCGGCTACATCACGGATGGGGGCACAAATGGCCGGCGGCTTTGCCACGGCGGCGGCCGGCGCTCGTTTGCTAGTCGCTTCCCTACTTCCGCTTGCGGCCGGATTCGGGTTTGTGAGGCTCGCTGCCGGCGGCGAGGAATTCAATCGCAAGATGCGTCAATCTTTGGCGATCATGGACGATGTCGGCGAGTCCATGCGAGAAAACCTGCGGGATACGGCGTTTGAGGTGGCCAGGGCCACGCGATTCTCGGCCACCGAGGCTGCGGAAGCATACTTCTTTCTGTTTTCTGCTGGGCTCAAAGCTAAACAAGCACTTGGCGCGTTGCCGCAGGTGGCGAAATTTGCACAGGCAGGCAATTTTGATCTAGCGCGGGCCACAGAGTTGGCGACAGGGGCCCAGGCGGCAATGGGGCTAAAGAGTGACGATGCTGCGCAAAACTTGAAAAACCTAACGCGGGTAACCGACGTTTTGGTGAAAGCAAATAAACTGGCACAGGCATCAACAGAACAGTTTGCCGTAGCCTTGGGTAACGACGCTGCTAATGCCGCCCGCGTTGCTGGTGCCAGCATCGAAGAGACTGTTGCGCTTCTAGCCGTCCTCGCGGAAAAGATGATCGTGGGTGAGGAGGCGGGCACAGCTATTGCCAGGATGTTCAACCTACTTCAGATTCAAGCCGTTAAATTTAAGGGTGCATTTGAGAAGGCTGGTATTGAGGTGTTCGATAAGAGCACTGGCGAAATGACAAAGATGGTTAACATCCTCGTCCAACTTGAGGATCGGTTCAGGGGGATGAATGCTGAACAGAGAACACTAGAGCTTATGACGCTTGGATTCACAAAGAAGACTGTGGCGTTGGCTAATGCGTTTCTAGGCACGTCGGGACGGCTTGGAGAATTCATTGAGATACTTAACAACGCCGCCGGTACAGTCGACAAGGTGTCCGGCAACATCCTCACGCCATTCCAGGATGGGTGGAAAATACTGAAGGCTGCAATCGACGACGCGAGCGCTGCGCTATCAAAAGGGTTCGGCCCCGGGTTGAAAGTGATCATGTCGGGCATCGGTGACGCTATCGCTGGACTCACTTCCCTGGCATCCGCCTTCGGAGAAGTGGCCGATGCCGTACAGGATATTGCGCTTGATCCTACCGGCACCGTTGCCGGTGCGATCGCGAGAGTATTACCCGGCGCTCCCGATTTAGCTGCCCAAGAGGAAAAGATAGCAAGGGCGCAAAGGCGGCTGGACAAGGCGGCCCGCCTTCGGGCAAGAGCCGCCGCGAAAGAGGAAGAGGCCGAACAGAAAGCGGGGGCTGGCCCGCTCGCGATGGCCACTGATCCCGAGAAAAAGATTGACGATCTCAGGCGAAAGCTGTTTTTGCTCAAGCGTGGAGCGAGCACAACGAGACAGGAGATCATTCGCCTCTTTGTGACTGGTGAGATCTCGGGCAAACAGGCGGCCGAAATGACCCGCTTAACCAGGCAGATTTCCGCGAGAGAGCGAGGTGATCCGCTCGGGCAAATCCGGGCCCTCCGAGACGAGTTTGCACGATTGACGACCGGGATCACCGAAGCGCAGCAAGCCTTGCGAAGGCTTCAGGAAACCGGGGCGGCGACACCGGAGGAAGTGGCCCAGATCGGCAAACTACAAGAGCAGATCGCCAGGCTGAAAAAACAGGCGAAGCTTGATAAGATCGGTGAAGCACTCTCTGAACGGTTGAGAACGCCAGTCGAGCGGGCCAGCCAAGAGGCGGCCCGAATTGGTAGGTTGTTTCAAGGCGGGAGTATTGATGCTGCGATTCGCAAGCGTGCGTTGCAGGAGCAAATTGATGAACTACGAGAGGCGCAACCATCCGAAGAAGGCGGTGGCGCGGCTGCTCTTGAGAAAGGGTCAAGCGCGGCGTTCAGCGCCATTATGGCAGCATCCAGGGGCGGTCAGAAGACAGTCGAGAAGAACACCGGAGACACGGCGAAGAACACGGCCGCGATGTTCCTTACGTTAGAGGAAATGCGGGATCAGACACCTGAACCCTTCCAGGAGATCCCCGGCTGATGTCCGTAGACACATTCAAAGAGATCCACCGCGGGCGCGACGGGGCTACCGAAGTATCCGGCGGAAAGACGATCTCGCGATACACGCGAACCTTCATTGCTGTCACCACCCTGAACACCGACGAGGCAGTCACGGTCAAGGCCCACCCGGACTGCCCGCGTATCGGGCAGCCTTATGACGAAAATATCCTCGCCTCGTGTCGGCGTGTTCGGGCGCGCAACGAATCGTTTTCCAAGAGAGTGTGGCTCGTCACGGCCGGCTATTCAACCGAATTCGAGGCCGAGGAAAACCCACTGGATGACCCCGTGGTGATTACGTGGAATACGGATCAATACCAACGGGCATATTACAAGAACCGACATGGCGCAGCGATCCTGACGGGGGCCGCCAACTATTTCGATCCACCGATCGAGGACGATGATCCGCGATGGGCCGTGAACATCAGATACAACGCCCCTGGGATTCCATCATGGGTACGCAAATATAAGAACGCGATCAACAAAGCCGCGTTTGAGGTCGACGGCGAGACGGTATCGAAACGCAAGGCGAAAGTGCAATCTATTAGGATTGGGGAGTGGCAGGAACGCAACGATACTCTCTACCGCCCGTTTGGCCTCGTGCTACATCTGAAGGACGAAAAGGAAGCCGGCGAAGACGATGACGAGACGTGGGACCCGGATATCCTCAATCGAGACTTCTACCAACAAGATGCGTTCAATCCGGACGGGGCCGCTATCCCATGCGTCGACGGCGAGGGAAACCCGGTCGTGATCCCCGTTCCGCTAGACATCAATGGGTTCCAGATCATCAAACCGACACCAGATAACGCGGATTTGATCCGTGTACCACTCTTCAAAGAAAAAGACTTCACCATCTTGCCGGGCTGTTCGGCAGTCATACCACCGGAGTAACCCATGGCAAACGAAATCAAGTTACGACTGTCGTTCCGGGTGGAGAACGGCAACTTCAAGGACAACTGGCAGGGCGGGCAGATCGATATCACCCAAAACAACCCTGGCCGTGGTGGTTACGTGCAGGTAATCGGCACCAGCGAGGAAACCATTGTCTTCGGCGACGTGACCACCGAAGGGATCCTGTTCATGGTGAACCTGGACAATACGAACTTCATCGAGTGGGGGCCGGATAGTACCGGCATGGTTCGGTGCGGCAAGATCATGCCTGGTAAACCCGCGTGGTTCCGCGTCTTCCCCGGCGTGGTCCTGAAAGCCAAAGCCGACACGGCGAGCTGTAAATTAGACGCACGACTCTACGAGGATTGAGGATATGGCAATTGTAGCATGGGAAGGAAACGCGCCGGCCGTGAAAGAGGTATCGACGCTCACGGTTACCGGTACGTGGGCCACTGGCGATACGGGCACGCTGACCTGTGGCTCGGCATCGGTGACGTTTACCGTGGCCGCCACAGAGACGATAGCGGCGGTGGTGGCGGGGCTGGTCGCTGCGTGGAATGCTTCGGCGGCCCCCGAAATAGCCGAGCAGGATGCGGGCGATAACAGCCCGGATATTACATTGACATCGGAGACGGAGGGCATCCCGTTCATCGTGACGGCATCCGAGGATACGGCAGGCAGTGGGGCAATCGGTGTCCAGGTAGACACCACGCCCAACAGCGGTCCTGACGCATGGGACACGGCCGCCAATTGGTCTACGGGAGTCGTGCCGGTCAACGGCGATGACGTGATCTTGGAGAATTCGGCGATAAGCATCCTCTACGGATTGGCGCAGAGCGGCGTGGCCCTGGCATCGCTGACCAGGCATGAGACGTTTACCGGAACCTTGGGGCTTCCGAGGACAAATTCCAACGACACCAGTAATCCCTACGTCGAGTACCGGCCGACCTACCTTGCGATCAGTGTTACGGCAGCGGATCTGGGTTTGGGCGGTGGCAGCGGCTCCGGCCGGTTCAATCTCGATACGGGGTCCAACCAAACGACATTGATCATCTGGAATTCAGGCACCCGAGTAGAGGCGGGTGTCCCGTCGATTCTCTGGAAAGGGACGCATGTCGACAATAAGTGGTACGTAAACAAAGGCGATTTGGGGATCGCGATATTCGGCGGCGAGACGGCCAACTTCGACGATGCAGGCATGGGCTTCATTACTACTCAGGCTACGGACGCCACGGTAACCATCGGTTCCGGAATCACTCACAAGAGCGCTGGCGTGATAACCATCGGCGGCGGTGTGTTTAGTTGCCTCAGCGATCTGGAAAATCTCATCCTGGTGAAGGAATGCGCCGCTAACGTTACGGTGGCAGGTACGGCCACGCCCAACGCAGTCACAGTCTACGGCGGGACTTACCATTGGAATCACGCAGGGACTGTCGGCTTCCTGATCCTCAGCGATGGGGGTGAGATCGATTTCAGAGGGGACATGCGCGCCAAGGGTTGCACCAGCATCCGACTTTTCGGCGGCGATATTCAAGATCCGGCTGGCGTATTTGCCGTGGGCGGCACGATGGAATGTGAGCAGGTTCAACTCAGTGACGTCTATCACGGACCAGCCCACCAAGACTGGACGCGGGTTGCGAAATAGCGAGGCCCCGCAATGACGCAATTCTCCCCAGACGCCGCCCAACGCGCCGCCGAAGCCACCCGCTGGGTAGAGCGACGGACGCAAAATCCCCCGGTGCGCCGCGCGCGGTGGTTCCGCACGCCAGGTGGTGGCGGACGCCGGGAAGTGATGTTCGAGCTGGCCTATCCGCTGGACTCCGAGGATACGAGCGTTATGGCGTATCCGCGACCATGGGACAGTGCCCAGTCGCTCTACGTTACTGACTACGACGCCGAGACGTTCCCCGTCTACGATTACATCTATCGTTTCCGCGGCCGGGGGCGTGACGACCTAGAGTCGCCCGACAGCAACGGGTCGCAAGGGTTTGCCGTCTTGCGGAACAGACGGTTTGAAATTCAGTACCTCGAACCTCACGCTTTGTGGATCACGTGCAATGTTGACGGCGACTACACGGGCGGTGATATCACCGTAAAGAATATGGTGGTAACAAAGCCGATTAAAAGGGCGCTGCGGATGGAGGCACAAGAGGTGGTCTTCAAATTGCACGATTGGGGCGATCTCGATGACAACGCCGTACTCCAGGCATCGTGGAACGACCCGATGTTCCGGTGGGATGGGGTGCAAGTAGACTGTGCAGCGAGTGCCTGATGCCGTATCCGTGCCCAGAATGTTGCGATCCGGAGCGATGCAAATGCGAATGCAGTCACTGTGAGAGCACAGCTCCGTGTTGCTGGACGGTAGTCATCGCGGGTCTGGTGGCTACCGATCCCGAGAGCTGCGCGAGTTGCAGTACACTGAATCGGGCGTACTATCTCCGCCAGGACCCTAACCTCGCGTGTCGCTGGAGGTGCCTGAACGTCATTGGTGCGGATTGCTCTGAGTCTGATGACATTACGCTGACGGTACAGCCAGTCAGCGCAGGCCGCTACGAGATTCGCGTTGAGTTGGGCGATCATATCTGGATCAAGGACTACGGGACGACAAAGCCCGATTGCTGCTCGATTGTCGGCGACTCGCTGGACCACTATGCGAGCGGCTCGGACTGCGATAGCTCGTCGGCAACCTGCACGATCACCCGCCACACGGGCAATGGGCCGTGTCCGTGTAACGTCCTGTGCGACAAGGTACTGCCTCCGACGCCCCCTTGTTTCAAGATCGAATGGGAGGGCATATCAACTCGGTCGCCGTTGGCTTCGGGTGATTGCGAGTTTTGTGATTGCTATCCTACCACGCCACAGTGGATACCGTATGTGAGTAGGTGTACTTGGCGGCGCTCCCACAGTGCGTTCTACGGACAACTGTGCGACAGGGCAATCTCCATCGTCTTCACGACGGTATCTGATAGTCTTTGGCGCGTTGAGGTTGCGCAAGGTAGCGGCGCAGTGGTGTATCGGAAAGATTATGGCAGTATCCCTGATGTCCTGAATTGGAGTCAGGAGGAGATTCCGAAGATATCTGGCGGCCCTGGGCTAGCCTGTGACTACACCGCGGGTGCAAAGGTCTTGTTGACGCCTGATTATACTACCGAATGCGCAGATAGACCGTGGTCATGTCATTGGTGCCTCTGCCAGCAAGACGACGATCGGCCTGACGTACAGGTAAACATCGAAGGCATTCAGGGGGGAGGGTGCTGCGATGAACTCAACGGCACGTTTATCTTGCAGCCGGTAGAGGGTCAGGGGTGTTTGTGGCGATATACGTTTCCGGAGTCGTCGAGCTGCCCTGCTGGCAGTGAGACAAAGTTGATAATAGGCAGGAACCCCGACATCGATGGCACGCTGGTCCGGACAGTGTTGACGCACGGTGGCAGCTTCCATCGGGTCAAGTTCTCCTATGATCCTTCCGTCCTGTTTAATTGCCACGACTTTGACTTTACGTTCAATCTGCGTGCCAGGGGTGGCATGTGCGATTCTCCATTAGCACCCTTCCCCCGGGCGTTCACCCTATGACCGACTGCAACCTTCAACAAACACCCGACGGCTGGTGGTGCAAACGGTGCGACAAGGACAAGCATCGCCTGTTGCCCGGCAACTACCGCCGCAACTGCCGAGTTCAACGCAGCCGCGGGTTGGGCGACACGATCGCCAAGGTGACCAAGTTCTTTGGTGTCAAGCCGTGCGGCGGATGCACTGAGCGCCAAGCGAAGCTCAACGAACTGGTGCCGTATCGGGAGAGGTGATTGGCGATCGCTTCCGTTGCCGCCAAGCGTAGCCGACAAGCCCCATGGCACCCATGGCCAACAGGACGAGCGTTGAGGGCTCGGGAACGACTAGTATTGTTGCGCTGGCGTCGTTCCTTGAAACGTTTACGATCCACGGTGTTTTGTCAAACCACCTGCCGGTCAAGGCACCCGTACCTAGCACCCTGTCGCCCTCCAAACGCAGGCCACCTGTCACACGGAAATCGTAGCCGTGAAACGTGACGCTGCTCGTGCCGTAGACTTTCAGGTAGTTCTCGATGCCCCCGCCAGAGATATCTACGTTGCTGGTGTTGTAGACAAACAGATCGTTGAAGTTCCCGCCGGAGATGTCCACGTTACTGACATCATAGGTATACAGAATGTCGAAGGTTCCGCCGGAGATGATCATGCTGCTGGTGTTGGAAGTATTCATGCGATTGACGACCCCGCCGGAGATGTCCACGCTGCTGGCGTCTTGGGACTTTAGTGACTGGATGCCCCCGCCGGAGATGATCATGCTGCTGGTGTCGTAGGCATTCAGGCCGATGATGCCCCCACCGAAGACGGTCACGGTGCTGGTGTCGTAGGACTCAACGGTGCCGACACCTCCGGCAAAGATCATTAGGCCGCTGGCGTTGTTGACGTAAGCGTCTTTGACATATCCACCTACAACGACATCCGCCGTACTGGAGTCGTACAGGATACCGACACTGTGACTTGAATCCACCTCCAAGTGCTCACTACCGGACAGGATGAAATCCGCCCGTCCCGTAGCCGTAACCAAGCACACAACCACCGCACACAGAATCACTCGTCTCATCGTATCACCCTCCCAAAGTGAAAGTTGTGGCCGTCCTAGCGTTCAGTCGGTCCCTCTACAGCAAGCCCTCTCGCTTCAGCAGCTCGCGTTTGAGCCGCTCAGCCTCGGCAAAGTCGCACGTGAAGCCTTCGGGTAGCCCGGAGAACGTGATCGTGAAGTCGTCTGGATCCGCCGCCGGATCCAGGTCGCACTCTGGGCATGGCTCCGGTAGCGGTAGTGGGGTCACCGTGCAAACGGCTCCCGAGAAGTCACACATCAGCGGTTTGGCGAATGCGATCATACCCCTACCCTACCACCCCGGCCCCCCGGCGTCAACAGACCGCCATGCGCCTACAGTATATTGTCTCGGCCGGCAGGATTCCGGAAATACTTTCCGTGGCGTAACACCCTACGCTACCTAGACTTAGGACGGCGGGGGTGGGGAATCGGGAGAATAATCCCGGAATTCGACACCACGCCTATTGACGGGCCCGCCGATAAGCGTATAATAAGGGCATGACAAGGACACAACATAACCCCGAACCGGAGAGAAACGATGACCAGCTTTTCCCACGACAATTGCGATGGGTACACCGATGCGGAGCTGACTACGGTAAATGCCGAATGGGACCGAATCGTCGAGACCGATGAATTGACGGCCGGCACTGACGACTATTACGCTCGGCAACAGCAGTTTATTGACGCGGCCAATCATTTCTCGCCACGCAACGTGAAACACATCAGCCCCCCAGCACCATGGGACGGCGAGACCGCGACGACTCTGCCCTGTGGCGACCCCATTCTCACGCGGCATTGCATCGTGGATTTTCGCGAAGACGGCCCACGTTGGATTATGATTGTTTCGCAAGGCGGCGATCGCGGCAAAGCGCTCCGGACGCTCGACACCTGCTGGGTCTACGCCGATGGGCGGGCGGAGCATCGACACCCGTACGATGGTTACGATGGTTACATGAGCGCGCAGGCCGATTTCATTCAGCGATGTGGGTTCCAACGTCGAACGCTCGATCACGTAGAGCAGACACGACCAGAGTAACCCCCGTCCTCTTTCACTACACACAGAGAACCCATGAAACAACAACCCAACAACCTCAAGGCCCTGCGCCTCGCCGCGGGCCTCACCGGCCACCAGGCGGCCCAAGCTGTCGGCCTGACCCGTACCGACTCGATCTATGCGGCCGAGTCAGGGCGAAAGTCGCTCGGCGCCGAGATGCTGCGCAAATTGGCGAAAGTCTACGGTTGTGACTTTGTCGACGCGCAGCCGGCGAGGCTGGTTGCGAGGAAGCCTAACCCCAAGGTGAGACGATGAGCAAACATACACCCGTACCGTGGGAATGTGGTCCTGAGATCGATAGTGATAGTCGATTGGTCTACATCCCAATCCGCTCGCAGTCAACACGGATTGCTACAACTGGCGTATACGGGCGGAAGCCGAATGGAAAAACAACAGGTAAACTCTATTCGGACGAGTTCGGAATCGAACGGCATCCGCCGCACATCACGGCCGATGAATGTCGCGCCAACGCCGAGCGCATCGTCCGCTGCGTCAACTCGCATGACGACCTGCTGGAGGCGATCCGGGCGGCAATGGTCATACTGAGTCGCCTGATGGAAATCGACGGCTACGACGGAGGTGTGGCCGGCGCGGTGCGCCTGTGTGAGTTAGCCATTGCCAAAGCCGAAGCACCCGCCTAACGTCACCCTGCCGGCATCCCCTTCCTCGCCGCTTCCGCGGCTTCGAGGGTGTCGTAGCAATATTGGAACTGCAACCAACCGTCCATTTCGGTAAGGGTGGTCGTCCTATGAAAGCTGTGAAGCTTGCAGCTAATCAACATCGAATTCTCGGAAGGCAATCCAGGTTCACCATCACTAAGCCAATACCAAATCGTCATCCCCGGCGTCACCGGTTTGTCGCAAACAATCTTCCCATCGACCAGTCGGTTGCATTTCGGCAGGGTGGCGACGATGGCCTCCAGTTCGTCAACTCGGCACCACGGACAGGAGTCGCACGAGTTGGTCGGTTGGTACACACGTCGACAGCTATCGCAACGTACGCCCTCGGTAGATTCTTCCCGCATCATGTCTCCTTGGGTAATGCTTCAATCTGCCTCTTTAGTTCGGCAACTCGGATAGCCTGGACTTTTCGATTCTCCTCGCCGAATGAGTACCGCCACTCCTCGCGACGCAGGTCGGCCGTCAACTTGACAACCATCGTCCTCTTGTACAGGTGACGTAGTTGGTTATTGCCCATCACGTCTCCTCTGGGGGATAGAGCATTGATCAGAGGGCTGTCGTTCCGGTGGTTGGGGGTTTGGGCCGCTGGCGAAACGTCCGGGACAATCGCATCCACGTGTCTGCATGTGTCCCACCGAAAAATAGGGCTAGCCGCTCGGCGTCAGTCACTAAGATCGGCTTCGATCCGTCGCACAGCGCGTTCAGGTATTCCGCAGACTCCCCTATTGCGCGAGCCAGACCGGCCCGGGTGCAACTGCGGGCTGCCAACTCGTCGTCAATGTATTCGCCGGGACTGAAGTATTCGGCGGGCACGAAGTGTTGCTTGGACATCGCGTTCTCTTTTCGTTTTGGTTAGAGCATTGATCAGAGGTCCGTCGACCGGTGGTTGGGGGTCAGGGGTTGCCGCAGTCACTCCTCTGTGGGCGTCAGCCATGTAGGTTTACAGAGGCCGCTCGTGTGCGTGCCTGAACCGGCTAACCCGCCTTGCCTGTCGAAGATCAATTCTCGATTGCCGAACTGAAGGCACTTGCCGAACAATCGCAACCGGAATTCGGCGGTACTATCCGGCATCACCTCGAATTGAATAGTCAGGCCGCTCACGGGATCTTCGATGATCTGTTCCTTGATCGTCCAGTCCTTTGCTCCGTCTTTGAGTCCCATGTATCGATCCTCTCTCTTGTTTGTTTCCCGGTCTGCTCGATCCGGTGGTTGGGGGGGGGGGGGGGGGTGATTGTCGTGAAAAATGGCGGGGCCCAACCGTCTCTCGACTCAACGGGAAATTGCTAAACCCTTCCCGGGATTTCTCCGGTCGGAACTCAACGGGATGCTTATAACCACCCGCATTTCCTCGGGTCGCGGACGAACCGCCATCCCGCGTATTGGACCCCGCCACTCCCTTCTCAGGGACTCACTCTCTTGTTCTTGGATTCGGCTGCTGGTACGTGTCCACTTCATCGGCCTGTGGCTTTCCCGGCATTTTACCATTGACAGCCCGCAACGTAAACCCTAAACTACAGGAATGAGCAATGAAATGACTACCCAATCGGCTGACATCTTCCGTCAGAATTTCCGTCGACGGCTCCACGAGCTCGGAATGTCGCAACGGGACTTTGCAAAAGCCGCTGGCGTAAGCGACGCGTCCGTATCTGGCCTGATGAATGGCGAGTATTGCCCCACATTACAGAAAGTGGACGAAGTCGCTAAACTCCTAGGTACCAACGCCTTATACCTGCTGACTGCAGTCGACGCCAAAGAATTCTCGGAAAGTGCGGCCGATCGGGGTTGACGTGTTTTGGACTATAGCCTAAACTACCGGCATCGTAAAAAACAACCCAAGCAGAACGTCACGGAGACACGGGAAATCGAGGCCAAACCGCTGATTCTGGTGCGTCACGATCGAGATCATGAGGCCACCAGCCTGACAGCAACCCCGGGCCTCACGTCCCTATCTCCCGGCGATTCCGCCCCTTGGCGGACGATGCCGATGCGCACGGAGGCTTCGATATGATCATTGGGAATGTGTGGATCAGCCATGGTTGCGGATTGCCGGCAGGCTGGGATCTGATACACTCCAACAGCAACCGGGCACCCCCTACCGACGGAGCGGTTTCGCCGTACGGTCCCGAGCCACAGACGGTATCGGGGCCGGCGGCGTCTCTTCTAACGCGGCGTCGCGATGTAGCGAGCCAGGAACATGGGGATGGTCCTGCCGGCCGAAAGCGGCCCGTCGCGTCCTCTTACGCAGCCCCCGTCACGTGCCATTCCATCGCCTTGGCGATCGCCCGGCGCGGGGGGGGGGGGGGTTCTTTCATTCAAACGGAGGTTGCCGTGAGCAACAGCAATTCGTCGTCTGGCGGTATCGGCTTTGTCGGACTGCTGACAATCGTCTTCATTGTATTGAAGCTCTGCAAGGTAATCGATTGGTCGTGGTGGTGGGTGGCATCGCCGATCTGGATTACGGTCGGGGCGCTTCTGGCAGCCGTTGTGATCGCGGTCCTTGTGGCTGTGGGTGTCGAAGCTTGCAAGAAATAGCGTTGTTCTCCCCCACCACCCGCTAACCCATGGGAAGTGACCAATGACATCCGAGGAAATAAAGCAATGGATTGACAATGCGACCTTCGAGGAACTGCTTGAGAAATGGCGAAACGCTCCGGTCGGGAGTCCGTGGTTTTAGGGAGAAAGCGGTGACTACAGGACAAGCAATCAACATCGTATTCGATGGTCCACCCGGACCAGAAGCGGGAAGGTTCGTCGAAGTCGAGACGGACAATGGTGCGTCAATCAAAATTGGTACATGGGTCAAACGAGAGGATGGATGGTGGGCATTGCGGATCACGGAATTGCCGAGCGTCGAGGCAGCAACAACAGCCGCCAAAACGGAGCGCGTCAATGCTTAGGTCTCGGCAACCCGAATCACCCACCACCGGACCAACCTCCGGGAGGTGTAGTCACGATACGCTGTATGAATGCGGTTCTGTAGTTCTGTTTGCTGACCTCGTGGCGGAATTGGTAGACGCTCAAGCACTTCGACCGCAAGCATGTGGGATCGAAAGTGAAATCATGCAATTAGTAGGAGTGCGAAGCCGATTGAGGCGATGCGATAACCCGATAAAGTACCCGGTACACGATCGTCCGGGGAACCATGGATACGGCGATCTATTCCATGGCGCAGGATTGCCTCAGGCGTGCAGGTTCGAGTCCTGCCGAGGTCAGCAAGTTCTCAGGCCGTCGGGCGCGGGCGGCCGTCGCCCGGCGGCTGTTTCTCGATCCTCTACAGCACGGCGGGCGGTACGCGGGATGGCTACCATTCACCAACCCGCTGAGTTGCAAGACGACCGCGAGCTTGGTTGGCCCCTTGCCGCCGTGCTTTACTCTTTACCCAACTCCCGAAAGAGGCTCCTATGTCAACAGCAGTAATCGAGGACGCGAAGCTTCCGAAAACGTGGCGGCTCCAGGCTCGACGAAAGTACGCCGAGTACAGGCGGGTAGTAACGGATGGGTTTGGAACTCCCGAGGACAGGGAGCTACTGGCCGCTTACCATCAACTCAAAATGGGCCGGACAGTGATCTCGTTGAATAAAGCTATGCGATCTGCCGGCATTGATTCGCTGGGTCGCCCTGTTTTGGCTGTCGCCCGCGCAACCGCCAAGTGGGTGTGGTTTTGCTGGGATGCTGGTGATCTCCATGACGCGGATGGCCGCTGGATACATTCCGCGAGCAGTTTTGTCTCAGATCACGCCATGAATCCCGCGTGGCAAACTCGCGACGCAACTCGGGCTACCAAAACTGGGACGTTTCGTTTTCCACGGGACTATTTTAGCGTTCGCCTCAGGGACGACTTAAGGGCTCGCGTGCCGCTGGTACCCCCGGCCTTCCGTCCAAAAGCCTGCCTGGACAACTACGTCATTCTCTGGGAGGCAAACTGGACTGAAGCCCCGGAAGATCCATATTTGCTGCGCCGTATCACGCAAGACTTGTTTGTCGTGCTGGCGCAATGGGATTTGACAGACATCGAACGAAGCGTCCTGGATATGGCGACTGTAGGCGCCTATATGCCGGTCTAGCGGGAAATTCCTCATGCTTTCCAATACACATACTCCCTGGCGTTCCATGCGGATGTCAGGTACAGCACGGCGGGCGGTACGCGCGATGGTGACTTGCCCTCCCCATTTCGCTGCGTGGAAACACGGCCGCGAGTGTTGTGAGCTCCTTGCCGCCGTGCTTTTCAAAACACAAAACGCGAGAAGTGTAACACAATGCCGACGGGACAACGTCGGCGGTCTAACCGCAAAGGAGAAGCATCATGAGATGGTAGGTTCTACGGCCCGCCGGGAGCCGAAATCCCGGCACTTTGGCTCCGTGGCAGAATGGCAATGCACAATGCTTCAGCGCTATTGTCCCGCCGTCCCAAGGCGATTGTTGCTCGGGTTTCATCGCTCGACTGGGCCATACGGGAGCGGGTGCGGGTTCGAGTCCCGTCGGAGTCACTTACGAAGCGAGTAACCGCCGGGGCCTGAAATAGGAGCACGGTAGCCGAGTGGCCTCAGACGCTACCCGTGAAGTCGGCACCACGTACTGGGTCCGCCTGGGCGGCGGCGAGGATCGGCAGTCGGCGAACAAATAGCCGTCCGTATTTACAAGAACAACCATCGCGGCGGCGGCGTAGAGCGAGTGTGATCCTGGATATACTGACAGATGAGGAACTACGCTATTCTGTCAGTTATATATGCCCCGCTCGGTCGGTCCCTAATCCAGGGTCGGGGGTGCGTGGATTCTAAATCCATGAGCGCAGTAATCCGGCCCGTCGCGATGGTTTTTGATACGACAAGATAGCCTCCAAGCCGGATTGGCGAGGAGATGATGGAGCGGCGCAGAGCGCTGCACAGTACGAACGCGGCGGGGAGCACGAAGCCGAAGCCGCGCAACTTTTTACGAAGGGAGTCGAAACATGGCGTATCTCGTATTGTCACGGAAAGTGGAACAGAAAATCATGATCGGCGATAGCATCACGATTATGGTCGCGGAGATTCACGGGGACAAGGTGCGCTTGGCCATCGATGCGCCCGGGGACATTCCGGTCCACCGGAAAGAAGTGTTTGATGCTATTCACAGAAACCAACCAGGAGAAGACTGATGATCGCGGAAACCGTAGCCGTCGATGAGGCGGCAATTGAGGCCGAGATTAACGAGAAGACGGACCTGGCCAAGGGTGACGTACAGCGTGAGTTTGACGGTATCGCCAAGTACGCGGACGACCTAAAGGCGGCCGTGCGGATCAAGAATCAATATCTCGCTGCTAACACCGGCGACTTAATGTCCGTCCACTACGGCATGCTGTATGACCGCGTCACAGTCGTCGCTTACCTACAGGACTTTGCCGTCTTGCCCGCCCTACTGCATCTATTTGCCCGTGCCGGGTACAAGCGGGCCAATGGGTACGAGGAGCCGCAGCAGACCAAATTTGGGGAACTCGAAGTCCGCTACAACATTGAGGATCGCAATGGCGCAATCGACCTGACGATGAGTCCGCGTGCGGTAGACGGCGCGGTCTGCAATCGGGTCAAAACGGGCGAAATAGTCCACTCCACCTACGCGATCCAGTGTCACGGCAAGCCGGTAGTCGACGAGTCTGAACCCGAACCCGCCACCGACTAACACGGGAGGAACTACGATGGCCACAAAGAAAACAAAGCAACTATGCCAGGGTTGCCACAACAACTTCTACAACAGCGGAGCCAAGGGGTGCTGGTCGTTTGGGTCTGCCGAAGCGGTCACCCGCACTCGCGTCGGTACCTGGCAGAACCCGCCCTACACATGGCAGCCCGAGGTAACACTAAGTTGCCACAGTCCCGAGGGCACGACGTGGATCGAACGGGACGATCCGCGGCTTGTTGAACCGGCCACATCCTAACACGGGAGAAACTACGATGAGTAGATTTCGATTCAAATACACCTACGAACAGAACTTTGGGCGCCCGATGCACGCGTGGAGCATGGTGGGCGCAAAGGGCGCGGTCCACTTACACATCACTGATTACGGCGAGAAGTACGGCACGCAGTATTCGGGCGGAATCGAGACACACTGGCGGTCGCCACCCGAATGCATGCAAGATCAGCCGCCCTCGCAGGATACGTGCTGGCTATTGCACTGTCCGTGCTGGCATGATGGCTCAGCGCTTCAAGTGACGGAGTTCTGGATTCCACGATGGCTGGCGATGCAATTGGAGTCCCCTGACTACCACAATGCCATGTTTGCGCTACTGGAAAGCGAGATGGCAGGAAAGTTCGCAGACGCAGTCGACACCGCCTAACACGCCACCGCCTAACACGGTAGGAGAAAACAATGGAGTCGCTCCCTGACCCCGGCGAACTAATGGAGGCCCGTGCCGAGCGAATGGCTGATGAGATGTTTTGTGACGGCAAGTGGCACTGCTGCGAGTGCGGTGATCCAATCATACCTGGTCACGAACAGCCCATGTCGGCCGACCCAGCAGCCCCGCCGGTTTGTCTGTTATGCCTCGCTAAAATGGCGCCCCTGGGCGTACCGATACACCCGAATCAGAACCCACAACCCACCCTGGTCGACGTAACGGGAGAGGAAAGAACAACGATGTCCGCAGATAATTGGACGAGGTGTCCAGCGTGCCAAGTGAAGGTCATGGCGGAGTACGCCGCTGCGAAACGTAAGCTCGGCGCGGACTACGGCAAGGTGCCTGCCGAAGAGTTTATAGCACGACGGGACACGCTTAAGGACCCGCCGCAGCTAGAAGATACATTGCGAGAATACTACGACATCGGCGTCTGTACCGACGGAGAGTTTTACGCGAACTACTCGTGTTCGTGTAGTCGATGCAAATTCTCGCACATCTACAAGCACTCAGAGCAACTTGCGATCGACGAACCGGGAGAGGAGACGTAATGATACTATCCGCCCAAGAATGCCATAAGTTCGCGAGCTGGCTGGAGCATGATATCGAATCGTCCAAATTGATGATCGAGCAACTGGCGAAGCTAGGGCCGAGCGGTGATATTGGTGCCAAGAACATGAAGATGAAAATGATGGCGAAGATAATCGTGTGTCAGGAGTTGCGGAGTATCGAAGAGTGACCGTAACGACAAAGGAAGCGTGACATGCTAGAAGAAATCGCCGACCGAATCGCCAACGCGCAAAGGTTGCTGGGGGAGGTTGCGCGCATCGAGTTCGAGGATCCCGACGACAACGCAAAGAGCGTTCACGACAGCGACCTCGATGCGGTAGATGCCGAGCTGACTGAGGTCCTGGACATGATCGAACGATTCAAGAAACCCGTATCACCTCCCGCCACCATCCCATTCGATCAAGCTCCTGAATTGCGCGTGATGACAGAAGGAGAATCTCAGTGATTCGCCAAAGCAAACCACTAGACAGCGCTCTGGCGTCAATCGACAAAGCGACGAGTCCCGATGACAAACACCGAGCCACCGCACGCGGTTTGATGCGCGGTTACGATGCTCGATACGCCGCTGATAATACGTGGCGAGCCGAAGCGGTCGAGCAAGAATTTCGCCATTCAATCTACAACCTACAAGCCGCCAAGCGAACCAGCACAAGTCGGACGTTTACGGTTGCCGGCAAGAAAGATGTGCTCGGTATTGATGAACAAGACCGGCGGTGGGTGTTCGACCACAAGACTACGTCGTACGACATCGCAGTCAATTCAGATTTCCGAAAACAATTGGTTTGTGAGGGGCAGGTTAATTGCTATCTGCTGTCAGAGCTTCTTTCTGGCCAGCAGGCTGCTGGTGCTGTTTGGGACATGATTCGTAAGCCGGGTATCGCACCAAAGCTGCTTAGCAAAGCAGACAAAACAATGATTACGTCACTTGGAACCTATTTCGGCATGAATGTGAGTTCCGATACGCAAGTAAATATCGCAGATACCTGCACGGCTGATGCGGGATTGCCCAAAGGCACGCAGATCAAGTATCGAGAGAACGGCGAACTGTTCGAAATCCGCTTGACGCAAGAGTGCCTCGACCAACCAGAACGATATTTTCAGCGGCAGAAAATCTTCAAACTTGACCATGAAATGGAACTATACGCTAAAGAGTTATGGGAACTCGCTCAGGACATACTGATTGCACGTCGCACCGGTCGGCATCTGCGCAGCAGCGGTGCCTGCCTGAACTTTGGCGCGTGTGGGTATCTGGGGATTTGCTCTGGTTACGACAGCCCAGACAGCAACAACTGGATACGCCGGGCCAACGTCCACGAGGAGCTATCCACACTCAACGGCGACGGTCGCAATGTCCTAACCAATTCCCGCCTGCGGTGCTTTCAGACTTGCCGGCGGAAGCACTACTACCGTTACGAACTCGGAATCGAGCGTGTCGACCACAAAGAATCCGACGCGCTCGTGTTTGGGACCCTAATGCACAAAGCACTCGAGGCATGGTGGTCCCATTTTCTAACCCCAACTCAACCCCAAGAGGAGAACGACTATGGCAACCGTAGCACCGACCGCAGCACCAGCCACGAGCAACCGACGGAAGCTTTCCCTTTCTGATGCCACGACCACGGGACGCAATCTGCCGAGTATTGTGATCTTGCAGGGCGTCGAAGGCATCGGCAAATCTTCGATGTTTTCCCACGCCCCCAACCCAGTTGTGTTGCCAACGGAAACTGGAATGGAAACGCTTTTGGATGCTGGTCAAATCCGTGATATTACTTTGCTTCCACGGATTGATGAATGGCTCGACGCACTAGACTTAGTGGAAGAACTGAGAACGGGCGAGCATGAACACAAGACTCTTATTCTCGACGTCATGGACGGCTTCGAGAAGCTCTGCTTTGCGCACGTCTGTCGCACTCTCTACAAGAACGATTGGGGGGCCAAGGGATTTATGGCTTACCGTCAGGGGCCCGTATCCGCCATGACCGAATGGCGGTTATTCCTGAAAGCCATGGAGCGACTTCGCGAAGAACGACGCATGGCGATTGTGTGCCTGTGCCATACGGCAGTCCGCAACTTCAAGAATCCCGAGGGGCCTGATTACGATCGATACGTTCCGGCTATGGAAAAAGAAACCTGGGAAGTTTCCAAGGCGTGGGCCGATATCGTGTTGTTTTACAACTACGAAACTGTTTTGCAGGACAATGACACTACCCGCAAAACCAAAGCCAAAGGCGGCACGGTACGGCGGCTTTACATGGAGCGAACTGCCGCCTGGGATGCCAAGAACCGCCATGGATTGCCGCCGGAGATTGCCGCCGGTGATTCTTCTCAAGAAGCCTACAATAACTTTGTGGCGGCAATGAAGACCGCCAGAAATGGAGGGAAGTAACCATGGGAACGTATTACGAACCAGGCGAGTATTGGTGTGAGATTGTCGACCATGGACTGTCACCTGCGAAAACTGGCACTCCCCAGATATTCGTCAAGGTCAAGGTGTTGGGTCGAGTCAATGCAGCCGATCCCAAACAGTACGATGCCGATGAGCGGCAACACGAACGGACGATGTACCAGGCGGTTACGACCTCAACTGTAGAGTTTGTCTTGGACAAGCTGGAGGCGATAGGCTTTACGGGTGTGGCTTGGAGCGAGTTCGATCGAGCCAATCCCAACAGCCAAGACCTTGTCGGCAATTCTATCAAGATGTATTGCAAGCACGAATCTTACAACGACGAACTGAAAGAGCGGTGGGATATTAGTCGTGGTGGCGGCAACCGGATGGACGCTGAGGCGACCAGTAAACTCGATAGCCTATTCGGCAAAGAGCTGCGGGCACGTACACAAGCCAAGCCAAAGCAACCCGCACCCGATCCGCCTCCGATCGACAGCCCCAAAGCAACGGCCGACGCGGAAGCCGAAACGGCTGTCGGCGGCGACATCCCCTTCTAACACACGGCGGGCCGGCATGGGTGAACTACTCAGCCTCGTAGGCTGGAATGCAGGCCGGCCCGCCATTTTTCAACACCTACCACGGAGAGGAAACGATGCGAACACCGGAAGAAATCAGACGAAAAAAGGCCCTGCTCGAAGAGGCCATCGGCAGCGCGCACGACTTGGCGATCAAAGCTCAATATTCGGCAATGGCACTCTCACTCGAATGGGCGTTGAACACCGAAGAGGGCGACAAGCTGGACGTTCTCACTGGGCTACTCGACAGCATCCTGTTTGAGCGTAAGGCGATGTGTAACTAGACGGACCCCTACAGCCACGAACGGAGATACCCACTGATGAACGATGTCCTCAAAGAGTTTGCGAAACGGACCATAAAGAATGGCTTGGCCCGCTGCACGGAGAGGCAACGGGAGATATTCAAGTTGGGGTACTCAGAGCCGGGTGAGCCGCGTGATCGCACCCCGGAAGTCATCGCAAAGATCAAGGCGGCAGACATCGAGGACGTCGTCGATGGCATGCCTGACGAAAAGCTGTCCTGGGCCATGGAGCAAGTCAAGACGACCCTCGAAAGAAACCCCGCGTGAACCTGACGGACCAACCCCCAAGCCACGGAAACGGCTCTATCATGGACGACCATATTCTCGACACGCCCTATTCTCTCGCCGCGACCGTGCATCCCGACAGGCTGACCGGCGAGAAAAAGCCGATCAAGCCCAAGCATCAGTGTCGCCTCTGCGGATACGACCTGGTGGCGATGCAGGGCACGGCTGCCGTACTCGCGAGCCACCTCATCGATCCACGGCACGTCAAGTGCCTGAACCACTACGGGGCCATCGGCGATCTCGTGAAAACCGGTGACCAGTGCCGCGGACTTGTCATCGTCTCGACGCTGCACGCTTTTCGCGAGGGGTCGGGCCAGTGGCTTGTCCGGGGTGTTGCGCCAGCCGGCGTCCTGCGCGATGTGGCCGTGTGCCGGTCGAAACAACACGCTCACCAGGTACTCGCTATGTTTCTCGCACCTAATGGCGACAGGGGCAACAACGGAAACAACGCCGGGTGATGTAGCTCGGTGTAAACACACTTATAGGAGTACCCATGGCAACAACAGTTGCGGAATCCGCGTATGAGATTTCTGGCGACCCTGTGTCGGGTTGGACCACCATGATTATGCGCGCTGCTATGCGGAATCTACCATGGCGGAATATCGCTACAGAATTAGTCGACAACGCCCTGGCCAACAAGAAACCCAAAGTGCCGAGCGAGGTGTTCTTGGAGTGGTCCACACGTGGAAAGAAGTCATTTAAGTGCGGCGACAATGGCGTGGGCAACACGCAGCCCGAGGTATTTCTTCGGCCGGGACTAAGTGGCGGCAACCTCGACAACTACGGCAACTCGACTTTCGGAACTGGCCTGTTTGCTTGCGAGGCGCATCTTAGGGGGCGGATGCAAGTGTTTACCGAATCGGATGATAACGTAATACGCTTCGTTCAACGATGGATTGACAAGGACACTACCGGACACGGTGAACAGTATGCGGCAACGCCTGAAGGGCGGGCAGAGGCCGGGCTGGCGGGGGCTGGCGGAACAACGATTGGGTTTACAAACTACAAGAAGAAGGGGCCGGGGCAAAAGGATTTGGATCGGATCATCGCACACCTTGCGAGGTGTTACGCCAGCGTGCTTGAATGTTGCGCTCTTGAAATAACAGTTGTGCTTAACGGCAAGCGACACAAGGTCAAGCCAGAGAGTCGGCCTGAAGTTGAAGTGCTGCACTCAAGCACGCTGGATATTGACGGCCATACGTTTTCCGTAGAGTGGGGTGTTACCCTGAAGCCCACTGCCGACATGGGATGCCGACTTATCTACGGCGGAAAGCTGTTTGATACAACCAGTGAGCCTTGCGGCGATTACAACGTGGGGCGATTCTACGCGCAGCTTCGGATTCCGCAAACCGCCGGACAAGACAGTATGGACTTGCTGAAGCGGTCCGTGGAAAAGGAGTTCATGGATGATCTCTATGAGCAATGCGCGGAATTGTTTGAACCACAACTCCAAGAGTCGCACGCCCTATGCAGCAACGAACACGACGCCAAGTTGAACGATACCATTAGCCGGATGTTGTCGCGGCCCAAAGGAAAAGGGGGCGGTGATAATCCGACGAGAGGCGGCAACGAAGATCGCCGCGAACACGATGGTCGCGAACCCGATAGTGAAGGCATCAAGCCACGCGATACGGGGCGCAAGCGGAAGGGCCGCAAGAAGTCTCACACTCCTGATGCGCTACTCACGGAATGGGCCGAACTCGGCGAAGACGGTTACTTGGCGCGGTACGAGAAGAACGGCAACAAGCTCTACTACAACGCGGACAATGCCTTGTTGGCGAGGTGGCGAGAGAAAGGCGAAAGTGTGCCGTTGGCGCAGGTAGCCGCGGCCCACGTCGCGGAAGCGCTTGCGAGAAGTGACGGAAAGCAGCAATTGTTGTTTGGCGTCGAAGGTTCATTTGACGACATCTACAAGCTGTTCATGGAACGAATTGCCCAGGCCGCTTACTAACGAAAGGGAAAACGCATGGGTGCCCAGACAGAGATTGCGCCGCTCACCAAACCGGAGCGAATGGCGCTGAAGGATTGCGAGGCACGAATCGCCCGCAACCTCGAAGGCTTCTATGAGGTGGGTGCGGCTTTGCTGGAAATCAAAGAGTATGAGCTGTTCAAGCCGTACAAGTCGTTCACGGCTTACTTGGCGGAGCGATGGGAGTTTACTTCTCAGCGAGCGTGTCAACTTATAGGCTCCTCAGCGGTCGTTGACAACCTCAAGGCTGTAACAATTGTTACAACTCTGCCGTCAAACGAAGGTCAAGCGCGCGAGCTGATCGACCTAAAGCCAAGCGAGCAGAGCGAAGTCTGGTCGGCCGTTATCGAGGAAGCTCCGACCGACGCCAAGGGAAAGCCGAAGATCACCGCCAAGCTGGTCAAGGAAGTACGCGAGAACTGGGAAAGCGGCCGGAGCAATGACTCTGGCGGCGCGGACGCGCAGGATGATAGCGAGGGCGCCGCCGAGTCTGACAATACACCCACCGACGAGACACCGGCCGGCGGTGCGACCAAATGCCCCAATTGCGGACACGACAAGTTCGATGAAGACGGGGACTGTGAGAAGTGCCACGAGCCCGACGTAGCCGACGCCGACCCAGGCGAAGACACCGACGTCAAGCCAACCGACCCAGGCGACCCGGCCACCGTTCTGAAGTGTGACATCCGCGACGTGGTCGAACGATGGGTGGACAGCGTCGAGGGTGCCAACCTGATGCTCGCCGCCGCGGTACTGGACAACTGCGCAACTGAGTTGAGGGAGGCGCTTTGACTATCCTACCAACCCTGTGAATCCCAAGAGGTGGAATGATGAGCCAGCATAAGCCGTGGAATCAAGAATCGTCGGATGATCTGTACGTCATGGATGACGCCGGACTCGTCGTTGCCCAATGCCGGGACGCCGAGAGTGCGACCCAGATCGTCCGCTGCGTCAACGCCCACGTCGACCTAGTGGCAGCGTGTAAGGCAGCCATTGCGTGCGTCGGCCCATTGTGCCTGGACGCCTACCAACAACTACAGGACGCCGTCGACAAGGCCACATAAGTCAAGCCCGTCTAACCAGACCCTGTAACCCCAAGGAAAAAACTGATGTCTGTTTGGAAGACACACCCAAGCGAAGATGTTCAGCAGGCGATGTTGCGTTTATGCGGCGCTCTCTGTTCCTGGGAGCGGAGCACTGGGCGGCAAAACCTACTGGTTGTGATCGAACAAGATGAGGACGACCCTCTAGGACGGTATGAATTCGTTGCGGACTGCGGGAAACCTTTAGGTGAGTCCGCCCGGGCCGGAATGTCCCCAGAAGAGTTCGTGAGAACCCATTGCGAACACTACTTAACCAAACCCCTGTAACCCCAAGGAGAACCTGAACTATGAAACGCCACGCCGTCGTGACGCGGTTACAAGGAAATGAAACCATGAACAACCTCTATATCGTTGTCTCGGAGGAACTGTCTTACGTTGAGCCGGTGTTGGACTACAACCAGGGGCCACTCGAATCCTACCGCATTATCGAGATGGTGGTTGCCCGCAACCATTCACAAGCGCGTATCGTGGCCGCCAAGCATGGCGACAACGACTATGACGGCAACGTGCTTAACCTACCACGTATGTGCGTCCGGCAACTCGCCAAGCGTCTGCCCTACCCGCGAGGCACGATAGTTACGACGTGGAAATGTTTTGACCATTGGTGGAAACACCTAAAAGTATCAGCAGTGTTTGACCCCACGCCGTCGTGACGTGGTCACGGTAACCCCGGAAAGGACAGTTGCAATGGCGCTATCTGACTACCTAACAAACAGCGAATGGGACGCCTGTTTCTATGCAAGCATCGGGCAACACTACGAAGGAAACTTAGGCAAGTCAATACACCGGATAATCGACGCGCTACTTACGGCCGGGCATCAGTTCCCTGGGCTCAATGGCGACGGGTCGAAAAAGGTTCAGGTTGAAAATGGCGTCAATGCCCCAAAACTCTGCATCTTCTTTGGCAATCCCCACGAGGTCGACATACTCGGAATTCTCGACAACGGCCGGAACTTCCTGAAAGAGAGGCTGCCGGAGTTGGTAGATGAAACTGACGAAGAGTGGACCGCACAAATCGAAAACGCGCAAAAGCAACCAACATGAACCTTGAAGCCAACATGCTCGCCCAAGGGGAGTAGGTGGATATGGCAGGTGATACTTACCCAAACGATCGGCCGAAGTATTTTGCCCACAAATTCGTGAGGATCCTAATGCGGACGTGCGCGGCAATGGAGATCGGCACGGACGGGGTCTGGCTTCTGTCGATCATCGCCCACACCGAAGACGCTGCTCACTACCGATCGCCTGTCAAGTTTTGGAATGACCAGTTGTTTTCGGTGACTGGGCTAAAGACGTGGGATCGACTTAACCGGGCTCGCAAGAAGGCGGTTGCCGCTGGATGGCTGCACTATGAGCCCGGTGGCAAGGGAAAAGTCGGTAAGTATTGGGTAACGATTCCTGGACGATATGAGGGGTTGCCAGACAATAGTGTGGCGGAAGACGACCCAATTATCCTCCGCACCAGTGAAGGGGATAACCAATTATCCTCCGCACCAGTGAAGGGGATAACCAATTATCCTCCGCACCAGCACGGACAGAAGCCTGATACAAACCTGATAGAAGCCTGGGAGAAACCTGATACAAGTTTAGATCATTCTAAACCTGTCCCTGTCCCTAGCCCTGACCCTAAGAAGCGCGCGCGCTCAATTGATGCTGATGTTGATGTTGATGTTGATGCTCACCCTTTTGATGCCTTCTGGGCTGTGACCCACCGCAAGGTAGGGAGGAAGGTGGCCAAGGCAAAGTTCCAAGCGGCCGTCAGGGAGATCCGCGCAGACAAACGCCGCGACCTCGACGGCCAGACGCCTGAGGAATTTCTGATCGAACGAATGAAAACTTTTGCAGCATCACCGAATGCCCATCCGACCGACCGAACACCCATTCATCCGGCCACCTGGCTCTATCAGGGCCGCTACGATGACGACCCGGCCACCTGGCAAGAGGAAGGAAGCAGCCATGGACCCAAAACCCAATCACCCACCGACGGCTCCTTTGCCGCCCGGCAATCCACGAAACCTGGACGGTCACATTTCTGAAATCCTCGACCGGCATCGGGACGAACCATTTTTCACCCTTTGGTCGCAGCGGGTCCCCGAGAGTCTTCGGAGTAGCCACTACACGAAATTAGTGAGTTCCCTCGGCCCGAGGTACGCCGAATGTTCGTTCACAAACTTCAACGTCTACGAAGAGACGACCGACGAAGACCGACCCAGCCAACGGCAGGTGCTCGACCAAATTCAGGCATTCGCGGCCGAGGCACCGGATCGACTCGCCCAAGGTGGCGGCGTGGTGTTGTTTGGCAAGCCCGGCACAGGAAAGGATCATCTTTTGTGCGCGCTGGCGTACTGGGTCGTTCTGTGCCACGGGTTCACAGTCCGATGGACTGGCGGCCCAGAGTTGTTCGAGCGGGCACGTGACCGAATCCGCGATGACAGCGAAGCCGAGCGGGAGATGATCAGCGAATACTGCAAAACACAAATCCTGATTATCAGCGACCCGGTCCCGGCCAAGGGAAACATTTCGCAATACTCGGCCGATATTGTGCAGCGGATCGTCGACAAGCGGTACCGGAGCCTCAAAAGCACTTGGGCCACAATGAACGTCCATGACGGAGAAGAGGCTGAGCAGCGATTGGCTTCGCCGATTGTTGACCGGTTGCGACACCACGCCCTGTGCCTCAAGTGTATGTGGCCGAGCTTTCGGAAGCCAAACTAGGAAAGCAGGTATTGGCATGAGCGACAAACCGATAACCCGTGAGCAATGGTCGGCAGAGCACATGGTCTGCATGAAATGCGGATATGTGTCGCTCAGCGGACAGAACCTCGAAACGCACGAAATAGCAAGCGGTCCGGCCCGTCAGGCTGCATTGAAAGAACCGTCCACATGGCTGCGAACATGTAATGGATTCATCAACAACTGCCACGACGCCCTACACGACAAGAGTGAGTGGCCGATAGCCCGGCAACTGGCGTTGAAGTGGTGTTGCGACCCCGAACACTACGACCGGGTAAAGGTCAACCTACTACGTGGCCGACAGCCGGAGGCGATAACGGAAACGGACGTCAACCAATGGGTTCAGCAAATGGAGGGTGAGTGAGATGAAAACGATTGAATTGCCTGACGCGTTTCCTCGTATCGTTTGTCTCTGTGGCAGCACGCGATTCATGTGGGCATTTCACGAAGTCGGCTGGCAATTAACGCTCGATGGTTGCATTGTCCTGACTATCGGCGTCTGTAAGCATGCCGAACATCATGGCGGCGAGGCGCTGGGACAAGACGTTGCGGCCCAACTTGACGAACTCCACCGGCGGAAAATTGATTTGGCTGATTCGGTCTGGGTGTTGAAGGTCAATGGGTACATCGGCGAAAGCACTAGGGGTGAAATCGAATACGCAGATTCTATCGGGAAACCGATTACCTACCTCGAATGCGGCGAAGCGGCGGGAGGTGAGTAGATGAGCAAGCGAAAGAGGGAATATAAGTACAGATGCCCGCATTGCGGCAAAATAGTAATGCGGGAGTCGACCAAGCAATGGGTGGAAAGTTACTGCGAGGCGACGGGCAGGGACGTGCGATTGCAACGGGTCTTCAAACGAAAAGGTGAGTAGATGGCTAATGGAAATCCGATATGGCCAGCGCGAGAGACAGCGGAGTCACTTCGCGAGAGATTGCCAACGTCGGTTGCGTTTCTGCGAGAAACAGCTACGGCCATGCTTCGATTTTGCGAGCTGTCGCGGGAGCGATTTACCGAGGCGGCCGACGAGATCGAGCGGTTGCAAGCATTCATTGCGACAATGCCGGGCGGCCTGGGGCAATACGCCGACTGGAAGTCAAAGCAATTGGAAGCCGCGCAAGCGGCGGGAGGTAAGTGATGACGTGGAGTATATTGAAAGAACACTTCTGCCCATGGTGTAGCAGTGTGATTGAAATTTACGGTTTACGAACAACTGTGTGTGCCGGAAATGAGATACGATGCACGAACAGAGAATGCAATTGGTCGGGCATCTTAGAAAAAGAACAAGCCGCGCAAGCGGCGGGAGAGGAGTAGATGAATACCGTACCCAATGATCTCATAGAAGATTTCAACAACGTCTTCAGCAACACCAACGACGAGTGGATGGGGATGCAGACCCGGGCTTACGAGCGCGGGCTGGCCGACAGCAAAGACGAGATCGAGCGACTTCGTACCGAAGTACTGGACACGTGCAACGTAGTCAAGCTGATGATTGGCCGGCGAGACGTCGTGCCATGGCACGACGTACCGGACAAGGCCGTCGAGGGGTACGTCGCGTTTGTTCGTAAGCAACGATTGGCCGCGCAAGCGGCGGAGGGCGGTTGCCCTAAGTGCGAAGTCTGCAAAGGCTGTTCGCACCACTGGCTTTACAACACGGCCCCACAGGCACGATCGACCCACGTCTGCAAGCACTGTCCAGTCGTCGGGGATGAGTGCGCGGTGTGTAATGGGGACGGGTGCCACGAATGTGACGGAGAGGGTGTGATTCTAGCAGCCGCGCAAGCGGAGGGAGGTGAGTAGATGCCAACCCCAGGCACGATGAAACGATACGAGAACCAACACATCAGTATCAATGCGCCGCTCGACTGTTTCAGGGCGCGATTCGGATACAAAGATCGCGACTCGATCCAGCTTCGCCTGAATAACGACGGCACTGTCTACGTTTGCGATGACCGTGAGGGTCGCGAGCTTGGCGGGCCACCGATGGCCGGGTCTATATCGTGGGAAGTGTTCGCGAGCGAGTGGCCGGGTATCGTCAAGTTCTTGCTGAGAAAGGAACACGAAGCGGAGGAGGCCAAGCCGTGACCACCAGCAGGAATAGCCGCATGACCGGCCGCAAGGCAAAGCTGCCACCAAAGGAAAGCTGGCTGGAAACAGACTTCCTGTTCCTGTGGAAAGAGTTCGCGAGTGCCTTGCCTGAACCCGAACACCACTACTGCTATTCAACGTCTCGAAAACACGTCGACTTCGCATGGCCCACGTTGTGGGTTGCCGTCGAAATGGAGGGCGGCGGAAAGAAAACAGGCAAGGACGGGCAGCGGGGTGGGAGGCATCACCGCGAGCCGGGGTACACCAATGATTGCCAGAAGTACAACGGGCTCACGATGGCCGGTTGGAGGTTGCTGCGGTACACGGCTATCGACATGAAAGAGCGGCCGATACAGGTGATCGAAGAGGTGGCGGAGTTTGTGAGACAGCGACTTGAAGTAACCCAAGACCCATAGGAGATACCATGTCGGCATCACAACGATTCACGCAAATGCTCAGCGCCCTGGACGCTGTTATCAAACACTTGGATCAAGTGCAAAGTTCAACAGCAGCCAGCGCGGAGTTCGCCGCCCTGACCACGGAGGTGAACGCAGCGTTAGAGGCCGCAACCAACGAACTGGAGCAAATGTTGTCAGCACTCGTCGGGCCGGTGTGGGCAGAGTTGCCGGAGAGTGTCCGGGCCGTGTGCGAGGAAGCGTTGTCGAGATCCACAACCCCACAGGAGCCTAACCATGGCCAAGAGTAAAGATGAGCGGACGTTTACGGCAATTGGCCTGAACGCAAGTCGCCTAGCATCAAACCGCTGCAACCCCCGGGAGGTCGCGTTCGTCAAACAATGGCAGCAGGAGCAAGAGCATTTCGATCTGCTCGTGGAAATATTGCAGGTGCCGTGTTCTAAAGACGACCCGTTCGTGGAACCCATGAGTATCCGGACGACCTGCGGTCCTCATAAATGTCCGCTTGGCCCACCTACAGAACGCGACCGCATTGTGGCCGAGACTGTTATTCAGTGGCTGGGGTCGAACTGTGGATTGTCGTTTCTGTTTGAAGCGCTGAAGCGAGTCGGTTACACGGTGAAATGGCCCGAGACACCGGAAGACTGAGGGAGAACGCATGAAGAAACTGACGCCAGAACCAGAATTGACCGTCGAAGACAGGCGGCAAATGCACGAAGCCTATTTAGAGCGAGCCAAGGACCCCAAGGTGGCCGCGTTGTACGGCGCACTCAGAAGCCTGAAATATCTCTGCAACCCCGCTGCTCTGGCTGACTACAAACCACCGGAGGGCTGAAGTATGACCCTACCTCCCTGCTATCCAACAACCTGACGAAAGGACATTCCGATGGCTGACAATCGCTGTCCACAATGCGGAGAGTGTGCGTATCCGGAAGTGGATCGATGCAAACTCTGCGACGAAGAGTTCGGCGACTCACACGTTCAGGATGCAAACGGCTGGAACTGCACCTGCCAACATTGCGGACACAACGAGTGGTATCAAGCTTGCGGAAAGTGCGGCGAAGAGTTGCCGGTGAAAATGTGGCAAGGTGAAGGTGACTGACAATGACCCTCCCCGCTTGTTACCGCTGTAAATCTAACCGATAACGCGAAAGGACAAAGCATGATTACCAAGAACAAGGGCCGCTATGATTTGTGCTCGAATGAGGAGCAGTGGCATGTGAGTATCAAGTTGCCAAACGATGCACCGCAAAGATCGCTCAGCGACACATGGAACTTGGATGACGAACCAGATATTGAGGACATGCCACCAAGTGAGGTAGTTGAGATTATTTCCGAGCGTATCGAGTCCTACCTGCTGTCAACCAGTCGCGAGGAGAATCGCGCGGTCGTGCAGTGGATTCGCGACAACGCAGAGCGACTGGATGCCGAGTGGGCCGCCGGACAAATTAAACTCATGGAAAGCCGACGAGCGGCGTTGGCCGAGCGAATAAACTCTCTGCGTGCTTATCTACCGGAGGCCGTCGCGTGACCCTACCTCCCTGCTATCGATGTAAGTCACAACCCTGTGAGAAGGTGTTCAGATGAAGATGACGATTGACCCGGACAGCCGAAAGGATTATCGGTTGTTTCTGACAAGCAAAGAACAAGAGGGGGCCTCGCATGGGTTCGACCCCATGTGGCTACCTGATTTTCTCTATGACTTCCAGAAGAGCCTAGTGGAATGGTCGGTACGTAAGGGGAGGGCTGCAATTTTCGCTGATTGCGGTCTAGGAAAGACGCCCATGCAACTTGTGTGGGCAGAGAACGTGGTTCGCAAGACTAACAAACGGGTCCTGATACTGACACCGATAGCCGTATCACACCAGACAGTCAGGGAGGGAGCGAAATTCGGGATCGAGTGCAACCGGTCAGATGACGGGAAGCCGGCTGGAAAGATTACGATTACGAATTATGAGAAGCTGCACCTATTCTCGCAGGATGATTACGTGGCGGTCGTAGCTGATGAGTCCAGCATACTCAAAAACTTCGGCGGACAACGCAAGGCTCAGATAACTGAGTTCATGCGGACGCTGTCATACCGTCTTCTCTGCACGGCAACGGCAGCTCCCAACGATTGCTTTGAACTCGGCACCTCATCGGAAGCGTTGGGCTATCTTGGCCACCACGATATGTTGACGCGGTTTTTCAAAGAAGACACAAAGAAAGATTATTTAGGTTGGGGCCGCAAGACGTTTCGCTTTCGTGGCCACGCACAAGAGCCGTTTTGGCGGTGGGTATGTTCGTGGGCAAGGGCGATCAGAAAACCATCGGATATCGGAGGCAATGATACTGACTTCATTCTCCCTGAGTTACGCGAGACGGAAACTATGATAGAGGAAAGCAAGCCGCGGGACGGGATGCTTTTCTCAATGCCAGCCAGGTCGCTAGGCGAGCAACGCGAAGAAAGGCGGAACACGTTAAATGCACGGTGCAAGATGGCAGCGGGCATTGCAATACAACATGATGGTTCGTCGGTGTTGTGGTGTCACCTGAACGACGAAGCTGACATGCTTGAAAAGCTGATTCCGGATGCGGTGCAGGTTAGCGGAATAATGTCTGACGAGAGAAAAGAAGAGCGGCTGCTTGGTTTCCAATCTGGAGAGATTCGCATTCTGGTTACAAAACCACGCATCGGCTGCTACGGCCTAAACTGGCCCCATTGCCATAATGTGGTGTGCTTCCCGTCGCACTCATGGGAGCAATACTACCAAGCGGTTCGTAGGTGTTGGAGGTTCGGACAGAAACACTCCGTGGGGGTGACTGTGATTTCGTCAGAGGACGAGCAGGGCGTACTCGCAAACTTGAAGCGTAAGGCACGCCAAGCGGATACCATGTTCACGTCGCTCGTTGCACATATGAACGATGCGATACACATTGATCGTGGGACGGAGTTCCCTGAAACCGAAAGGATGCCATCATGGCTGTAATAAGCCAAGAGACTACTGATCAGTACGCCATTTATAACGGTGATTCGTGCGAGGTATTGCCAACCTTGCCTGATGAGTCGGTCCATCTGTCAATCTACTCTCCACCTTTCGCTTCAGAGGGGGCGGGGTGTCTTTATCGTTACTCCTCCTCCACCCGTGACCTGTCGAACTGCCGTAGCTATGACGAGTTTTTTGAACATTACCTGTTCATCATCAAGGAAATCGAGCGGGCCACGTTGCCCGGCCGGTTCTCTGTGGTGCACTGCATGGACATCCCCCGCCGCGGAGAACGTGGAAACATCGACCTACCTGGCGATATCATCCGGATGCACGAAGAGAACGGATGGTGGTTTTGGGGTCGACACTGGGTATGGAAAGAACCCCTTGCGGTTCGACTCAGGACGATGGCTCGCGGCCTTGCTCACAAGCAGGTGGTCGACGATTCGTCTCTGTGCGATTTGGCGTCGGCTGATTGTATCCTGCTATTCCGAAAGAAAGGCGATAACCCAATCAAGATCACTCACGAGATTGGTTTGCTGGAGTATGCTGGCGAGCGAGAGATACCTGAGGATCTACGTTCGCATCGCGGATGGAAGGGCAAGCAGCGGGACAATATCTTCTCACACTGGATATGGAGACAGTACGCCTCTGCATTCTGGGATGACATACGGATCGGCCGCGTGCTTCCGTACAAGGAAACAAAAGAAGACGGCGACGAAAGGCATATGCACCCGCTGCAATTGGATGTAATTGATCGGTTGGTTGTGCTACGATCGAATCCTGGCGAGACTATCCTGACACCATTTATGGGAGTTGGCTCGGAAGTATACGGGGCAGTATCGGCTGGCCGTCGCGGTATCGGAATCGAGCTCAAGCCATCGTACTATAATCAGGCAAAGAAAAACCTGGAATCATTGGTTGATAGTGCCAAGCATGTTGAGCAGACGTTGTTTTGACCCCCACCCCCGACCATCACCGTCTATCGGACATCTAATCCAAGGAGGTAACCCCCATGTACACAAAACAAGAGATCGACGCTTGGCTGGGGCCGTTGACGGACCCGAGCATGGCGGACAGCAAACGTCTGATGACGCGAATGACGAGTCAGATATGGACCGTCCAGCGGGAGGGCAGAACGTGGGCTGCCGCGTGCGACAGCCGCGTGTTGGTATTGGTTGCCGGCAAGCACGGCTACGACGACGCGCCATCCGAGGGGGCAAAGCAGTACCTAGAGTTGTTTGACAAGCCGACGAGTGAGACCGGGGCCGTGGCCCTCGCTGAGCTTCAGGAGTGGGCTGGTCCGCCGCCAAGTCGCGAGCCGGTAGAGTGCGTCGAGTGTAATGGTGCGAAAGTCGTATCGTGCCATGAGTGCGACGGCGAGGGTACAGTGGAGTGTGAGTTCGGCCACGAACATACGTGCGACGAATGCAATGGCAATGGTAAGCATGGCTGCGATGCGTGCAACGAGAGCGGGAAGGCTATTCCCGAATGGGAAATCGACGGCGGGGTGATCTGCGGGCGGATGGTGGACCGCCATCGGTTGACCCACGCGATGCGCGGTTGTCGCGACCAAGAGCTGACAATCTCCGCCTGTAAAGACTGGCTTCGGATTCATTCGGCGAACACGGAAGCGATCTTGATGGGTATTAACCAGAAGGATCTGGAAGCACCGGTATTCAAGCCGCGTAGCGAGAAAGGATAACCCCCATGAACAAGACAGGCATAGAGTACCTGACCCACACATGGAATCCGATCGCCATGCGGTGTACACCCGTTTCCGACGGGTGCGACCATTGCTGGCACATCAGGATGGCCAAACGTCACGCGGGGAATAAGCGGTTGGCCCCTGATGTTCGGGCAGCGAAAGCGGGCGGCATGCCCATCCTGCTCGCCGATGAGCTGGAAGCTCCGTTGCGCCGGCGAAAGTCGGCCAGAATCGGCGTGCAGTTCATGGGGGATCTGTTTCACAAGGACGTGTCAGCGGGGTTCATTGACAAAGTGTTTGCGGTGATGGCCTTGTGTCCGCAGCATACGTTTCAGGTGTTGACGAAGAGGCCGGAGCGGATGGCGGAGTATATGGGTAGTCGCGCTCGTTCAATCGAACATTGGGAAGCTGCCGCGAGGTCGGTCGGGTACACATTGCGATTTGAGGGCATCGGCCTATGCCCATTCCCCCTGCCCAACGTCCAACTCGGCACCTCCGTCGAGAACCAAGACGAGGTCCACCGGATCGGGCACCTGATGCGCTGCCCGGCGCCCGTGCGGTTCTTGAGTCTGGAGCCGTTGCTGGGGGACTTGCCGGGGGACTTGCCGGGGATACTAAGCATAGACCGATGTCCCTCCCGTTGCGACGGAAACCGATGCACGATGCGTGCAGGACACCAGGGGAGGCATCGCGCACTAAGGCCAACCGGCGGGTGGGGGGCAACTGACGAGCCGACACCGTCGCCGATCAACTGGGTGATCGTAGGCTGCGAATCGGGCCCCGGCGCTCGACCGATGGAAACCGAGTGGGTTCGCTCAGTGGTGCAACAATGCCGCGAGGCAGGCGTGCCGGTATTTGTCAAGCAACTCAATGCCCTGCGATGCAGATGCGGCCTCGTCCATGTTGCTGGAAGACCTGTAGGGGCGGTGGGGTGGGAGGGCGCCTGTCGTTCGTGTCGGTTCCACGAATCCCGTATGAAGCCATGCGTATCAAAAGACCCGGCCGAGTGGCCCGAGGATCTGTGTCACCGCGAGTGGCCGAAAGGAGCGTAAGGGATGATACCATATCGTGAGCCGCTGCCCGGTCTGATTATTCCAGGCTGGCGGTGCTGCGATTGCCGGAGTTGCGATCGACATGGCGTGTGTCATGTCGATCGGCAGTACGTGGGACGGTGGAGCAGCACGTGCGGGAGGTTTTGCGTGCGTCCCGAAGCGCAAGAACGGGCAAAAGCGGCAGGATTTGAAACAGCAGAACAGGAGACCTAACCCATGACCGATAACCCGCCCGGCGCTCTCGTAGAGCGTCGGGCGTGAGGACCCTTTAACCATGAATGGAGGACTATCGTGACAATCGAATCTGAACGTCTTTCCGCCTGCCATGCGGCATTCCGCAAGTGGGTCGAAGAATCGGGAGCTGACTTTGGCTTGGAAATGGAACACGACGACACGGAACCAGATTGCTACTACAGCGATTCATGCACCGCTGATGCGTTCGATGGGTTCCGCGCCGCGTATGACCTCTATGCCGGGCGTGAGGTGAGAACCCTTTAACTACGAACGGGAGACTAGGAAAATGATACTCAACCCTATAGTGGCAATGCTGCACGATACGACCGCGGACCGGTGGCACCCGTTGCTGTTTCGTGAATCGCCGCTTCCCGGCGGCGAGCATACTCTGGTGCGTCACAAGTCCAAGGGGCATCACACGGTTGGCTTTGCGACTCACGAGGAAGCGATTGCAGAGTGCCACAGCATGGCCGAGGAACTCAAAGCTCACGCAATCGGTAACGTCCGGACGTCCCTTGCCAAGGCGTTCCCGTGGGACGGTGAAGGTGTGCCTGCAATGGTGGTATTTTTCAAGGACATCGATGGCCAGACAGTGCCGGTATTAGGATGAACCTAACCACAGAACAGGAGTAAACCATGTACGAACGTTTTACCGACCGCGCCCGAAAGGTCATGCAACTGGCCAATCAAGAAGCCCAGCGGTTCAATCATGAATATATCGGAACCGAACACGTCCTGCTCGGGCTGATCAAAGAGGGCAGCGGGGTGGCGGCTTGGACTCTAAAAAACTTCGATATCGGGCTAGACGATATTCGGCGAGAAGTCGAGAAGTTGATGCAAAGCGGCACTGCCGAGGGCTGTTTCCATAAGCTGCCGCAAGCGCTTGCGACGAAAAAGGTCATCGAGTACTCCATGGAGGAAGCCCGCAACCTCAACCACAACTACGTGGGAACCGAGCACATCCTGCTGGGGCTGTTGCGCGAGGAGGAAGGCGTTGCCGCCCAGGTGTTGATGAACCTGGGCCTGAAACTGAAAGAGGTCCGCGAGGAGGTGCTCGACCTGCTGGGTCACAAGGGTGGTCACACCGGCGTCCGCACCGCACCGATCGACTTTGAGGACTGGCAGCAACTATCGCCGGGGGTGGCCTGGGACGCCTATTGCAAGTCGCGGAAAGAGATTGAGCGGCTGCGAGTAGAGGTGCTGTGTCGAGAGAACGCGATGGTCCTGTACGTCGGCAAGCTCACCGAGCTACTCACAGAGCTACAAAAAGCCGCTGAATGGACCGCGGACCCCGAAGCTGCCAGGGCGGCGGGAAAGGAAGATGAGTGAATGGAAGCTACAGACCTCCCTTACTGGAAAACCGGCCGGTCATCACCCGACGAGTGGTTGCGTAAAGCGAAGTCGCAAATCGAGCAGGCGGGCGGAGAGGTTGTCGAAAGCGGAATGCTGATGCAGCACGGCCGTGAGGTGGTGATATTGGGATTCGATCTAAATGGCGACACCTTTCGGTTGATGTGGCCGGTCCTGGAACACGATCCGAGCGACAACCAGGCTGCGGTTCGACAAGCGGCCACGATGCTCTACCACGATGTCAAAGCCCGCTGCGTCGCCGCCCGAGTGAAGGGAGCCAGGTGGGCATTCCACGCCGAATTGGTGTTGCCGGATGGCCGGATGGCCGGAGACTTGAGTGACGGGGATTTGTTGAAACGGTTGCCGGCGATCTGTCGACAGCCGTTGGCTATTACGGACACGCCGCCCGGTGAGTAGACGGAGCGAAGACCATGATAGTCATATTTGAAATGGACACTCGGGGGTACAACGGCGTACGTTTTAATTGGCGACCGGGTAGGTTCCGCGGGCGGTGGAAAAACAAGCGAACGTGGCGGGTATGGTGGGGCTTTTGGAGCGTGTCCTTCTATCCGTCGCCGGGACTCCACGATTTTTTTAAGCATGTCGAAGATGGTAATACGCAGTGGTACGAAACCTAACCCAGGAGCGAGTCATGTTCAAGATTACGATCGAAGAGACCCGGCCCATCCAGAAGAGAGTCGGGAAACAATGGAAGATAGTTGGGCAGGAAGAGAAGCCCTTTACGCAGATCGATCGCGAGGGGACATACACAGCCGACGTGTACGGGTACACGCCCGAGGTCGAGACAGTGATCGACGAGACGCGGACCGTGCTTGCCCAGAAGGTCGACGAGCTGGACCTGAAAGCGGTCATCGCGGCGATCAACGGCTTGGTGGAATGAAACGCCACCGACGAGTAAAGGGCCATCGGCAGGCCGGCAAAAAGAAAAACATGTCTCGCAAGGCGATGAAGAAAAAGCGACTGCGGGGCAGACGGAGCGTAACCATGGCGACTACGAAAACAGAAAGGGAAATGATGAGCGACACAAAGAAGCTGCGGTATGTCTTGCACACGCCGAACAGTGGAGAACCGCCCGCTTACTTGGGCGATGATCCCGAGGGCGTTGCGGAATATGTAAAGCAGCATGTGTTGGCGGATATCGACGGCTTCCTGACTCAGGACGGAGACAGCGTGGAGTTCGCGATCAAAGCCAAGGTAATGACGGACGACGAGGTGGACGCACTTCCTGTGGTGTGATGGAGCATAGAACCCTATGGCGACGGATGCCAGATGATAACCCAGCAGAAAGCGGACGAGGTCGAGAAGCTGTTGGCCGCGGGCGGGCTATCTCAGCGGGATGTCGCCATTCGGGCTGGCATCAGTCGGAGCACCGTGCAGCAGATGGTGGCGGGCAAATGGCGACCGAAAAGACTGCGGGCCGCCCCGCGACCGGACGTCCCGCGGGCAAAGGGCTTCTGCGTGGCGTGCGGCGTTGACACGAAGTTGCCGTGCCTGGTCTGTCAGCTTCGCAAGCACCTCCACCGGATTCATCGCTTTGATGACAGCGACGAAGAGCTGGCGCTTGACCTGTGGCCCGAATACGAAGAGCGCCGGCTGGAAGTCGTTGCCCGTCGCCTACCCCCGGCCGCCCCTGAATCTCCTCCCTACGAATTCCCCGAATGGCACGATACCCCCAATACAGAGCCTCGTCACGTCGACTATCGGCCAAGCGACGATAGCGGTGAGGCTTAGAAACTCGTCTAGGGATTGGCGGGTGGTGTCATAGAATAAGGGATATGCACTCGCCTGCCCCTCCCTGTACCTGGCACGTGGTAATCGCGGGATTTCTCCGCTCCGCCGCGCTGCACCGGCTGTTTCGCCGGTTGACCCAGATTCCCCATCGTCGCATGGCGGAGGCAGCATGATGACCCAACAAATGAAAGACCAACCGCACTGGAACGATGGCGACCTTGAAATCAAACTGGACCCACTGCGGCCGTTCCCTGATCCCGAGATGGAGGCGGAGTGCTTGGCCGCATTTGACCGCGGAGACAGGACCACTTTGCAAGACGAAATCGATAGACTCCAGGAGTCACTGAGAAAAACCGACGTAATGCTGGCCTTTGAGCGGCGGTGGCTCGCAAAAAACCCAGAGTGCCCGAGTTTTCTGCGGTCTATTGCGTCCCTCGAAAAGATCAAAGCACAATTGCAGCGAGAAGAGGCCCTTGCGGCGGTACGGCAAGCGAAACAACGCCTCCGTCGATACTGGCCCGGCGTCTTGGTAGCGGTGCTTGTCGGACTGTTGTTGGGTGCGGTGTTGGGTGCGGTGTTGGTCGGGCAGTACTGGGGGGCGGGATAATGGATCACCACGAAATGCGACAGCACATCCGACGTACCGCCAGGCTGGAGCAAATGCGCGAAGCTCTCCATGCCGCTAAGCGACGCAGGGCGCAATGGTGCGCGGCACTTGTCGCGTACTGCCTGGTGTGCTTGCTGGTGATTCTGTGGGCCGGGCAGTGCTTCGGTGCCACGGTTCCACTGACGGTCTACCCGAGTTGCCCGAGAGTCGTCCATCATTTGGGCAACAAGACGATGCCGTGCAGCGGCGTCCTGATATGGAAGTCCGAGAGCCGTGATCTAGCGCAGGTGGTGACGACCGCACACCTGTTTACCGAGGGCGTGGGGGCCGTCAAGGTGGCCTGCGCCGACGGCAAGACGTACAACGCGCTTGTGGTCCACATCGACCGGCCCCGCGACTTCGCCATACTCCATATCCGTCGGCCGTTGTGCCGGGTGGTCCGCTTCGCGGCCCGGCTGCCGGTGGTTGGTGCCCGGCTGTTGTTGGGCGGCTATCCTCATGGTGGCCGCTTCCGGTGGCACGGCGGCCTATTGGGGCGGTGGGATCGCAACGGTTGGTTTGCCGTACGGGTCAGTTCGCAGCAGGGAGATTCCGGCGGGCCGATCCTCAATGAGAAAAACGAGCTGGTGGGCCTGATTTCGGCTACCCGCCCCGGCGAGACGATAGCCCCGGGTGTAGCGGCGATCGCGGCCGCAGCGGCCGATCATCGTCCGAAAGCAGACTTCCTCCCTGCCGGACTTGCCGCAAGGCCCCGGCAGGGTTATTTAACATCGGCCGCACCCCCCGACACCTGAAGAGCTGGCGTGCAGGGCGGGCCGTCCTGTTGTCCTCCGCCTCCGCGCCCCCGGTACGCGCCGCCGCCAATACGAATGCCGGCGACCACGAGACCTAAGCTACCGCGGTTAATGGAACCCTTGCAGCCGCGCGGCGGCGAGCCACCGAAGTTGAACCCGGTCGCGCCGTCGCCGGCCGCGAGGGTACCACCGATACCGATACCGCCAGTAACTCCCCGAGAGCCCGAGCAGATCGAGCGGCCGAATAGTGCAAGCCCGATAAGTCCGGCAACGGCAGGGCCGCCGGCGGTCGCAGTTGCGACTGCTCGGGTCCCCGCGGAGTTGCTTGCCCTGATCCAAGAGTTCCGCAACCGCGTGTCGGCATTGGAGGACCGGGAGCCACAGCGGGGCCCGCCGGGGGAAGACGGGCAGGATGGGACCGTCGGACAGGACGCCGACTGTGCGGCGGTAATGGCAAAGCTCGACTTGCTGATAGGGCGAGTCGAGGCGTTGGAGCTGATGTTGACACCGGACGCGAGCGGACGAATGACAGGCTTGCCGCCGATTTATCTGCACAAGCGAAACATGACGACCAACGAAGAGACCACCGATGAAGTCCATCTTGGGGAGGGCTTCATATTCAAACTCTATCCCCACCAGAACTGAGGTGCTAAATGGCACCAGTTGCACTTTTGACGCCCGGTGACGGGCAAGGAGAAGACGAGATGGATCAAGTTCCGTCAGGAGTAGGTGAAGTAACCGTACCGCGTAACCTGGACCAGCAAAACCTGGCGAGAATCGCGTCGGCTGGTGCGAGCGCGCATGAGCACTTTATCACGTACGGCAAGATCCTGGATTTAGCCTACGAAGCCGACCGTAAGATGGTTAGTCTCGTGGAGAGTCTCGGCGTGCGCGAGAGTACGAGCAAGTCGGGCCAGATTGGTGTCCCGCTTGCGGGTGCCGGGGCTGCGGCATAACGCGTGAGCAGCAACGATCTTCAGGCCGAGAACGCTGAACTGCGGGGGCAGATTGAAGATCATCGCTTGCGCGAACTTTCCGACCTACGGGAACAACTCGCGCAGGCGAAGGCGGACGCTGCGCACTATCGTGCGGAGGTCGAACGCAACGCAGACCTCGGGAGGCAGATTCACCAAGAGGCAGAGGCGGAGCGTATCCGCTTGCAAACTCGCATCCAATCTTTGGAGCAATTACCCAATGGTCGAGCAGCCTAGAGTTGACGGGGCAACGCATCACGAGCAGTTTGTAGACGAACTCCGTGAAATGGACATGGCATGGGTAGATGGCCGTTTTGATGAATGGCTCCAGGAGAAACTAAACCGTGAACGAATCGCCGCAGGAAGCGACCCTGCCGCCTGAATCTAGCGCCATAAAGCAATCCGTTGCGTGGGCTGTAAAACACTGGGCCCGTGTACGGCTTGGGCACGAGGGCATGATGCTCGAAAAGATTCAGCGGCAGAATAGGATCGTCGAGATAGACGCCCGCAACGCGATGACGGGCAAGGTGGGCGACGTTACCGATTTTCCCAGCAGTAAAGGTAAGGGTAATGAGATGGGCGTTGACATTGGCGACACGATTCACAACTATTATCCGCCTGCCCCACCCGAACCGCCCCCAGCCGTCGCAGTACAACCCAAGTCCCGAGTTCTGAAGCGACTGGCCAAGGCTGCTATTGCCGCGGCCCTGGTTGGCAGCGGCGTAGGGGCCGGCGCAGCAATCCCATTCCTACTGGGGATGTTCGACAAGAACCCACCCCCGGCGGCCGTCGATTACACCGACGGCTACATGGAAGTTGAGAAGTACGTTCCGACGCAGGGGAGTGTTGAGTAGATGGCAAGCGCCAAGAGGTTACGCGCCGCTTACCGACAATGGCGACGGCGAGGAAGCACAGTGAGGCAACCTGTGAGCACGGAACCTGAAGTTGAACCGGAACCCCCGGAACCCGAGTTTACGTGTCAGGAGTGCGGGAGTCTTGTCCGATTGCAGGATGCCGCGATGGAGGGTCTGGAAGCCGAGGTCGTGCGGTTGCGGGAGGAGCGAGACAATCTTCTGTGGCTGTTGGACCATGAGTTTGAAGAGCGAAATCCCGAAGTACCGAAACCAGATTGGTTGGTGTTTGCGGCGAGTTTGCGTGAAGCCGCCGAAGCCGAGCAAGTACAAGGTAAAACACGCAAGCCCGGAGTTCCGAGTCGCCAGCAAATGCACGAGATTGTGAAAGCCCGATCTCTTGAACTACAAGGAGGAGCTACCCAATGAACCCTAAACGAATACTACTCGCCGTGTTGCTGGTCGTGGCGGGTGGTTGTGGGGATTCCTATTACAAGTGCCTGAAGTGCGGGGCTGCATACAAGTCGCCGGCGTTTAGGAAGGGATTCCCTGGGCAAACAAACACGCGCACCTGTAGGGCAATCGACGATTCTCCGAATCAGACGTGCGATGGCCGCCTGATCTACTGTACGGAGGCAGATAGTGGGTGGAATGAAGGTCGTTTTCAAAAACGCGGTAATGAAATTCCTGAAGGGAGTCCTTGGTGATGAAGATGAAGCGTTTTCTAACGGCACTGATTGCCGCACTCCTGTTCGCAAGCGTAGCGTGGGCGGCCAACGTCCGCGACTTCTATGAGGAAGGCGACCACGGGTGGGGGCCGGCGATCCGGCGCGGCCTCGCCGAGTTGAAGGACGACAATCCGCGTTGGCCTGACATCAGCGGCGGCACACTGCATTTCGGGTTGGGCCGTTACCCCGTCTACGACGATGACGAGCCGATTGTTATCGACATCCCCGTCACCATCACCGGCGAGACGGCCGCCCCTTATGCATGTTCGATCGAGTGGCGGGGGACCGACCCCAACGCGGCGTTGTTCACGTTCCGCCGGGGGAAACGGCCGGGCGACGTGCGTTTTTCCAACATTGAAATACGCGGACGCAAAGTGGGTGTCGCGTTCCGATTCGATTCGACCGGCAAGACGCAGTATACTCGCCGGTTCCGATTCGATAACGTCACCATCGCGCAATTCGCGATAGCATACGAGGTCACCGGCGGGGGCACACAAAACTGCTGGGGCAATCTCGTTTGCACCGATTGCCTGATCCACTATTGCGGAACGGCAGTCGACGCGACGGCCGGTCAACTGAATGAGTTCACATTCAAGCAGTGTATTCTCTCCAAGCACGGTCTGAAAAGCCAGGGCTGGGAGCCGCGATATGCTTTCCGATTCCGGGGCGGGGACAACGGGACCTTTTCTCGATGCAGTTTCGAGGGCTCCCCGCGTGTGTTTGACGTGGACCGATTCCAGGCATTCGCGATCGTAGACAACTGTCGATTCGAGGGCCATTACCGTGAGACGTCCGATGATCCTGTAGTGCGGATCAAGGATAGTCGAGGCATCAATGTCGATGTTTACCATCGAGCACCGAATGGCGAAATCCGCCCGGACGCACCGCCGTTGTTCCTACTGGAGGACTGCGAAGGCTACGACATCAAGCCGCTGCGCGGGGGTGGAACTGTCACAATTCGCAACGCATGGAAATCCCCCTGGTAAGAGGTGCTGCCGTGACACAGCGGAACGAGAGAAAGCCATGAGCGTACAAGCATGGGGCATCGTTGTAGGTGTGGCTACGGCGGCCGTGTTGGCCTTGGGGCCGTGGATGTTTATGGTCCACGCCAAGCTGGCGGTAATCGCTGCGCAGATTGCTGACCTGAGCGAAGCAATTGACAAGCGCTTTACGGAAGACTGAGACGAGCGACTCCGGATGTGGGAGAAGCTCGACAACTATGGCGAGCGGATCGCGAAGCTGGAAGGCGAAGGCTAACTGAAAGCCCTTCCGCCAGTCGCGAGACGGGGTGGGGTCGAGGAACTGAACGGGAGCTAGATCATGGCCAACAAAACACTATGGTTTGCGGAGTCAGCGTCCGCCAGGATGACGACCCAACTGGACGCGCTGGCCGATAACGGCATCGCGGTCGACGTGGGGGACTACGCCAATCACACCAACCTGTTTCGGTACGCCGATTTTCTGTTGAAGGCCAACGATTTCGCGGCCGCGCCCAGTGCCAACGCATTGTTCGAGCTGCACATTTTCTACAAGCTCGACACCACCAACTATGGCGACGGCGAAGATGGCGACGTAGGGGCTCCCACCCCGACGGGCAATTCCCTGCATGGGATCTTCCGGATCGAGGACGCCGCCGGGGTGCAGTTCCAGCAGGTGATCGGCGTACGGCTATCACCGTTTGCCTTCCGTACGTGCCTGGTGAATAAGTGCGGCCAAGCCTTGGCGGCCACCGGCAGTACGCTGAATATGTACCCCTACAACGAGAACCTTCAGTAGTGATCCATCGCCCCTCATTCACCGAAGTGCTGGCGGTCAGCCGTTCCCACGGCCGGTTGTCTGAGAATCCCGACGTCTGGGGCGGAATGATCGCCGCGTGGACGGAACTCCAAGGCGGAGGGGACCCGTGGTACGACGTCAGTGGACGCGACCTCCACGGCGCGCTAACCAACGCTCCCGTGTGGGAGACTAAGGGCATTCGGACATCCCCGGCCACGTCGACGATCGAACTGGGCTCGTCGCCAATTCTGCGAGATCTACCGCTGGGCAGTTGGTCGCTGCGGCTCGTGGTGACAACTCACGAGGTAGGACCCTCACACGTTTCGTTTGCGTGGTCGGGAACCGATGACTTGTTGATATACGCCAACAATAGTATTTCAGGGTCCGGCGGCGTGCGGGTATTCTGGCGGGACATGGGGACGTTGAGCGAGGTCGGTAGTGACTACACTGACATCCGTCAAGACATCGTCATCACGTTCGACGCGGCGTCTGGTGTCATGGTGTTCTACCGTGACGGGGCAGTCGTCATAACGACCGCCCCGCTCAGCGGCACACCTGGCCCATTTACCGACGTGCGAATAAGTGGATTTACTGGCGGGTCGGATCAACAGGCCGACCAGACCGTACATCACGTTGCGGTATGGGATCTTCCCTTGACGGCAAACACGGTCGCCGACCTGTACGCCCGGCCAAACGCCGAGTTCACCCTCAGAAGCCAGGTGCAGGTCGGGGTAGCGGGGGCGCCGCCGGCACCGACGGATGGTGTGGCCAGAATGATTTTCCTTTCGGGAGCAGTCTAGTGGGAAGCATTTCGGCACAACGAGGCGGTACGGGTGGGGCGTCGAAGGCGTTGTCCAACCTCGCCAACGTCGCGATAAACGCCGCGTTGATTCCCGATGGCGACGGGACCCGCGATTTGGGATCTTCGTCTGCTGCTTGGAGGAATGCCTACGTCAATGGGTTTGCGGCTAGCCTCGTGACCAAGACGGGGACATATACGGCCACGGCTTCGGACCACGTCATTCTCTGTGATGCGAGCGGCGGAACATTCACCGTGACCTTGCCGGCTGTGAGTGGCGTGACGGGACTCGTCTTGCACATAAAGAAGACGGATTCTTCGAGCAGCGCCGTGACGATCGACGGAAATAGTGCGGAGACGATCGACGGCGATCAAACGATCGATTTGACGTTGCAGTACGAGTCGGTGATGATTGTTTCGGACGGCACTTCGTGGCATATCATATAAGGTGATTGCAGTTATGTCTTATCAACCATTCATCGAGCCCCAGAAATCGGCCTTCGGCGAGGCCGAGGTCGCCGAGCCTACGCCGGTCGTCCAGCTCCAGTTCCCATACAACATCAACACCAGGCTTATCGATACCAACGAGAACGGCGGCACCGTGACGTTCAACGCCAACAAGGCGAAGATATCGACCGGTGCCGGAGCGAATCAATCGGCGCAGCTCTTGTCGCGGAGGTCGGTCAAGTACAACCCGGGGCAGGGGGCTCTTATCCGCTTTACGGCCGTCTTCACCGCCGGGGCCGCAAATTCAACGCAATACGTGGGTGTTGGGGATGCAGCAGACGGTTTCTTTTTCGGCTACAACGGGACTGCCTTTGGGATAATGAGGCGGCAGGGCGGGGCCGTCGAGATCCAGACATTGACCATCACTACCGCGTCCTCGACCGCCGAGGATATAACGATCACGCTGGATGGGGACGCCAAGGCCGACGTGACGGTCACGACTAGCGGCGTGAAGGAGACGACGGCCAGGGAGATAGCGGCGGAGGATTACTCGGCTATTGGAAGTGGGTGGAACGCAGAGGCAGTGGGAGACACAGTCATATTTTCTTCGTTCGATTCTGGGGACAAGGTGGGAGCCTTCACCCTGTCGGGAGCGGCGACGGCGGTGGGGACCTTCGCGGAAACCGTGGCCGGGGCCGCCCCGACGGATACCGTGATCGCCCAGACGAGTTGGAGTGAGGACAAGGCGGCGGGTGCGGAGGTGCTGCCGGCGATGGACTTCACCAAGGGAAACGTCTTTCAGATTCGATATCAATGGCTGGGCTTCGGTCTCATCAGTTTTTTCATCGAGCATCCTGTGGACGGCGGATTTCACCTGGTGCATAAGATTGAATATGCCAACACCGCGACGATCCCGAGCATCGACAATCCCACGCTCCCCCTGTGCGTCCTTGCGAAGAACACGTCCAACACGACCGACATCGTGGTAGAGACTTCCTCGCTAGCGGGATTCGTGGAGGGGAAGGACGTGGACTTGGGGTTCCTCAATAGCGCTGAAAACGGCATCACGAATCTCACAACCACCGAACTTCCGATCCTGACCATACGGAACAAACGGGTATTCCAGGGCAAGCTCAACAGGGCGAGAATAGCGCCTCTCTATCTCGCCGTGGCAACGCTGTCAACAAAACCCGTCATCTTTAGGATTCGTTTGGATGCCACGCTGACGGGAAGCCCGTCCTTTTCAGACGTGGACGCAAATACGTCCATAGTAGCCACTGATATTGCTGCCACGGGGGTATCAGCTGGAAACATATTCCTCACCACGGTCTTGGGCAAGGAAAGTTCGGAAATCATTGATCTCACTCCGTTGCGTGCGAGGCTGTTTCCGGGGCAATCCATTACCATAACGGCAGAGGCTGCCAGCGGCACCAATCAGGAAGTCAACGTCTCGTTCACATGGGACGAACTGCTGTAAGATTGAGAAACAGAAATGTCCTCACCAAAAAAGAACGTAGCTTACGAGTTCGATATCGGGCTGGTAGACTCTGCGGACACCGGCTCGTTCAAGGCCAGTCCGACCATTGCCGCGGGTGATTTTCAGGTGAGCACGGACAACGGCGCATTCGCAAACCTGACGACATTGCCGATTGTGTCACCCGCTGGCTCGCTAAACGTGAAGGTCAACCTGTCCCAGGCGGAGATGAACGGCGACAAGATCGTGGTCCAGTGTATCGATGCGGCCGGCGACGAATGGGACGACGTGCTGATTTTCATCGACGCCACGGTGGCTAATGTGGACGACATTGTGAGGTCTACTACGCCTGCGAACACGCTTGCCGTGGACGCTAACAATAGGGTAGACATTGGTCAGTGGCTGGGAACGGCGGTCACCACCTCCGCGACTAGTGCCAAGCCCGAGATGGACGTGTTCTCCGTCAGTGACGATTCCACGGCGGCTAACAATCTGGAGATACTCTTTGACGGCGTGGAAGGTTTCGGGTCGGCCTATGCGGGCCCACGCGGCCCCGGTGTCTATCTCAATGACGCGGCTGCAAACACGAATACGGTAAACGGTGTTGATGGTACTTGGGCAAACCCCGTCTCTACAATTGCTGCGGTGAAGACCATCGCAGACAGTCTCGGTGTGGATCGTATCTACCTTATCAATAACTCATCTGTGACCTTGGCAGCGACGATGGAGGATTACGAGTTCGTTGGCATCGGCGAAATGTCGGTGAATATAGTTAATTTCGGTACGCAGGACGTGGACAGGACAGTCTTCTACAACCTGCTACTTACGGGTGCCCAGGGTGGCACGGGTCGATGTCAAGCCGAAAGCTGTTGCCTGTCATCTATCACGGGGATGGAGATCACGGCTTTAGGGTGCCTCATTGCCGATGGTGGTAGTTTGACGCTGCGTAACGATTGTGCTTTCGATGCCTGCTTCTCAGCGGTTGCGGGTGCTGGTACTCCTACTCTGAATATCAACTCCGTTGCCAATGTAAACGTCTACTTCCGGCATTATTCGGGTGGTATGAAAGTCACTAATGCCGTCGCCACAACCGTCATGTCCTTTGAAGCAGACGGGCAACTCGTCGTAGACGCAACATGCACAAGCCTTACAGTAGTTGTTCGGGGTAATTGCTCAATAACCGACAATGGCACGACGACGAGTTTGACGCAGGATGCTGCGATCAATTTGACGAATATCAACGCTGAAGTTGATACTGCACTCGTTGCCGGCCAGCAAGACATCGCCCAGATTGTTCGGCAAACATCAGGGACAGTCTGGTTCATCGACGACGAGGGGGACAACAGTGACGGTCTGACGCCTGATACGGCATGGAACACTGCGTTAAAGACGAAGATCGAAGCGGCTTCCGCTGGTGACGTGGTGATAATTGGACCTGGAACTTACGCCATAGGCGACGCGGTAATCAACGTGCCCAACGGCGTGAGTGTTCATGGCTCGGGGATGGATGCAACCCGGATCACTTCTACAGCAGATCTCACTGTGGCAAGTCGCGGTCCAATTATCAAACCGGGTAGTGATTCTGTTTGGCAAGACATGACAATCCACGGCATATTGACCGACGGTACATACCAAGCGGCAATTGGTACGCGCGGTGGTGCCGGGCAAGCAGCGTTTACTAATGCTGTGGGACGACGATTGCGGCTGACTGCGGATAGCGACGGGGCTTACGTGTTCCATAGTTCAGCCTGCTCGCTAACGCTGATTGATTGCATCATTGAGACTAAATACGACGCGATAGTTGCCTTTGCCGCAAACAACATAGTCACGGTGATCAACACGCCCCTCATTGTCACGGGGCCGAGTGCGACTGCCTCCGGCGAGTCGAATGGTGTGGTGGCGTTCGGTAACGGTCTGGTGCGACTCTTCAATTGCCCGGTGCGCGTGACGGACGGCGGGGCAGTACATACGTTCGGCTTTTACAACCAGGCGAACGGAACGATCGAAGTATTCGGCGGGTCGATCTACACGTCTGGTTCAGCGGGCGATATTTTTGATGCCCAAAACCTCGGTACAAAGCTGATACTGGCTGGCGTCGACCACGACCGTTCTAAGACCAGCGGAACGATCACCTACTCGTCAGGGCTTGATTCGGCGATGGCGGCCAGTCCCCTAGCAGACAGCCTAATGCAGCGGGTGCAGGCGATTGACGTGCTCAGCGAGGTCAGTGGGGACGGAGACTTGGCGGCGATATTGGCGGACACTGGAGAGTTGCAAACGAATCAGGGCAATTGGTTGACGGCGACCGGCTTCAGCACCCATGACGCCGCGGCGGTGATAGCAGCCCTGCCAAACATCTACACTGCGGACATCCAGTTGACGATCGACGAGGCCAATACCCGTGACGAGTATACGGTCACCTGGTACAAGAATGGCGTACGGATCACCAGCGGGATCACCGTCCCTAAGATCCAGGTCGTCAAGCGGGTTGACGGCACCGATCTGGTTGCGGTCACGGATATGACGCAAATCGGGGCGACGGGCAGCTACAAATACGATGAAGCGACCGATCGGGTAACAGCAGGAGAAGCTGCGGTAGCCGTAGTTACGGCCACTATCGACACGGGCAGCCGGGGGTTTTCCAAGGTTTGCACCCGGGATAGCAGCGCATGATCCCCGACAACATAATGACGTTCTGGTGGTTCTTGTTTGGCGATCAGCCTGGATTGACGTTTGAGGGGGTCGTGGACGTGACGCCGAACGTCCCCGGCCTGGAATGGACGTCACCTGAGAACCGAATGCACTGGGGAGTACCAGCCAATCGGATGCACTTCACGCCGCCCGAGAACCGAATGCACTACACGATGCCGGAAGAGGACTGAGATATGGGCAGAAATACCGCGTCACAACGCCCGGTGGCTGTACCGGACGAGACGAACCTATGCAGCGTCTCGCTGGTCGGGATCCTCGACAGCGGCGAACTGGTGGCCTCAGTGACGTCGGTTACCGAGCAGACTACCACCGACCTGACGATCAGCAATACGGCGGTCAGCACGGGCGAATTGACGATCAACAACAAAGCGGTGGCGACCGGCAAGGCGATCCAGTTCAAGGTGATAGGGCAGTTGGTGGCGAACTCGCCGTACACACTAACGATCAAGGTGGTTACTGACTCCACGCCGGCACAAACGAAAATCAAGTACGTCAAGTTTGACGTGGCGACGGAGTAGTTGAATGAAACGCCGAGAATGTAAATGGCTGAATTTACCATAAGTCCCTACGATCCACTTGCGATTGATTTAGGAATGGATTGGCCGAATACGATCCCCCCGTTGACTGTACGGAGAGAGATTGAGCGGCGTCTCGTGGCCCTTGGGGCTGAGCCGAAAGGGCGGGTTGGCGGATGCTACGATCGCCGCACGCACAAGTCAACGTTTTGGAATATTCCGTACGTCACGACCGGGAGGGGAGAATGAGACGACGTATCGTACTGAAGGCGATGGCGGCGGCCGTGCTGGCACCATTGGCGGTGGTTCGAGGGCAGGCCCTGTCGTCTGGTATCACAAGTTACAAGAGGCTATGGGAGGCACGAGAGCAAGAGAGGGCAGAGCATGACGAGATGCGACGAGACGCGATTTGGCTCCGTAAGGTCGACGGCCTGGCGGTGCTCGACGCTAGGGGCCGCGTGTGTTACCACTTTTGGGTGACGTAGATGGCAACCAAAGCAAGACGACCATGCCGCAAGGCCGGCTGCAAGGGCCTATACGACTCCGAGACGGACACATGCTCACGTTGTGGTACCGCCGGCAAGCAGAAGACAGGATGGCAGCACACGCAGACGAGGCAGCAGCGGGGCTACGGTAGTGATTGGCAGAAGCTACGGGCCCGGAAGCTGGCCGCTGACCCCTGGTGCGATGAGTGTAGAAGGCAGGGGCGAGACGAGGTAGCCACGCAGGTCCACCATATTAAACCGTTCCGCGGGCTGAATGATCCGTTGCGGTTGGACTGGGGTAACTTGGAGTCGGCTTGTGAGGCGTGCCATGTACGGTTGAGTGCGAGGGATAGCAGCAAGGGTGACCCCCTGAGTGGGGCAATGGAAACCACCAGCGGGAGAGGGTAGGGGGTACCCCCTAAAATTGCTAGGAAGGTGACGCCGGCGAAC